TTTGTTGCTCAGGTGCTTATAAAAAATATTAAATTATAGTGTTGCGGAAATTAGGGTAAACTCATTCATATCTCTTAATCTTTACGTTTAACTTTCTCAAAATAAAACACTACCTTCTTGTCGAACTGAGGAATAATAAGACCATAGGCAATACTCATCTTCACTTGAAACTTGGCAGCGCCACTTAGCAAGCCAACCGCCTGCCTCTTTATTTCTGCTCTGAACTGTTCTAAGGTCATATCCCTCTTACGGAAGTTACAAGCACGGCAAGCTGGCATATAGTTCTCTAAGCTATCCTCGCCTTGAGTTACTGCGAACTTGCCTTGTTTCTCATCCCATCTGGAATACATTCCTCTGTTTTTTGGAACAATATGGTCTACTTGCATATCCTTGTACTCTATAGTCCTGCCACAATAGGCACAATGACCATCATACATACGATATACCTTTAGTCTAGTTTCCTTATTCATTTCTTATTTCTTTTTAAGTCTCATACGCTACTTCTTTTTATCCAGCCATTGCATAACATTATAATAGGAAGTATCTTTGTAATGTTTTAATGATACATCAAAATTGCCATCTTTAAAATAATCAGATAAATCACCTCTCCAATAACCATTTATGAGATGCTCTCGTATGGTACTTGCAGTTTCATTAATACAACGCTTAATGAGTTTCTGTTGTTCCGCATTCTTATTGTAATGAAGAAGCGAACATGATGCTCGTTTGAGCCATCTCCACCATTTTAAAGAAATCTTCTTTACTTCTATCCTTTCGGGAAGTTCCTCTCTTTTTGTGTGCATATCAATGAGCTTGTTGTACTCATCTATGCTAATTGTTATTTGTCTTTCCATAAGCTACTTCTTTTTATCAAACTTATTGCCTTTATAATGCGATGGTCAAATCTGTTATGAAACCTACACTTCTTCCACTCTTCACAAAATATTTCACAATAAAAATGATTTAATGATTCGTCTAATTTTTTAAACCAATAACTATTTCTTAAAGATGGTTTTAAATCTTTAGGGGCTTCATTTAAAACCCTTGTTATCTTCTTAGCTAATCTAACCTTCATACGCTACTTCTTTTTAATCACATAAGTTGTATCTTTGTTATCAACCACATAGATACCCAATGTATCTAAATGGCAAGGGCAATCTGGGTCGTGAACAATACTATTGCGACTTCGAGAATTATCCCATACCAAATAATGGTGTCCTTTATACCACCATTCATCAGTTGGAGCTATATGTGCTTCTCTAAGTTCCTTCATCTGTTCCTCGCTACAAGATACAAGCGAAAGAATAGATAGTACTATAAAAATAATCTTCTTCATACGCTACTTCTCCTTATCAAATTTAGAATGTAACACTAACACATTACTATGTCTATTTATAAATGCTAGATAAGTAATTGGTTCTGTCTCATATTCATATAGCACCATAAAAGCAAGAGCATATTGATTCCATATCACTTCAGCTTTAACACCTCTTACATCTACTATATCCCCTTCCCAAATTTCATTACCTTTGCAGTCTTTTAGCCCTGTGAATTGGCAGACGGTAGAAGCATCAACAATTACAGAAAGATTTTTATGCCTTCTTATATAGATTCCGTTACTTTGGCGAATCAAATCACCTTCAATCCATTTCCCACTATTAAGACTTTTTGCCTTAAACTTTATGTTTTCTATGTTCATAAGCTATTCATATAAAATTGTTATTCTTTTACTTTTATCTACCTTTAATATAGCTTCCTCGGCTTTATCAATCGAAGAAAACAAATAGTCTGGGCAAAGGTTATATGCACCATAATCCCAATAATGGATAAGTCCAAATAACAATGAATGTCTCTTATCTACACGATAAGCAAGTATTGGATTATCCTGAGAATCGTAATGTATGCCTTTAACAGCCCTGCTTTTACGATACATATCTACTATTCTATATGTTGCCATAGCTATTCTTCTTTAAATTCTCTTTAATTCTCTTCTCGTGACACAGTATCATACGCTTATAAAATTCTATCATCTTTCTATTAACGAAAACAGTATCAAATTTACCTATATAGTAATCTCCATTTAAGAGTTCGCTGACGTGTATTCGTACAACGTCTTGCGTCCAGTTATCTATAAAAAGATAATAGGTTTCACGATTAGGGTGTACCATAAGGTACTCGTAGAAGTGGAAATTATCATTTTTAATAAATGTTACTCCACACCCTTTCGTTAACTGACTTATATCTTTTAATACTTCCATAACTATTCCTCCGTTTTTATATAAGGACAAACAACTATCTTTCGATAGTTCTTACACTTATCCTTGTAATCACAAATATCACAAAAACAATACGCCATATTATATATGTTTAAAGTGAGAAGCAAGCACAGATAAAATAAAGTGCTTAATTTTAAAATTACCTAAAGAATTGCTTGCTTCTCGAATATTATTACTATCTTTGTACCGCTTAATTTTAAAAATTACATTTATATGAAAAATTTAATTACTTTGAAGTCGTATGATAATTCATACACCCGTGCAATTAACCCAGACCACATTGTCTCGTTCTTTGAGGTGGATGGTGATAGCTGTATCAAGTTATCTAATGGTGAGACTTTCACCACCAAGATGCAGTTCTATGACCTTGTGGAATTGATTAACAAAAGCTATGAGTAAAGATACTCATTAAGGCACTTGTCTCTATTTTCTGGGCAGTTTTTAATTACCCACATTCTATCTCTCCACTCTTTAAGGTGTGAGTTATAGACCCATTCAAATCGTGCTATGTTTGTGCTAATAGGAGCATTGATATACAATTTCTTCTTTAACCACTTACGTAGCACCTTTTTTATTAACTTTTCTGTAATCATATTCTTCTTTCTTTTTACCCTCTCCTGTTGCAGGAAAGGGTGGTTAGTTACTTAGATGGCTCAGTATATGATACTGGCTCCCATACATCGTAAGCTGTCAGTAGAACTGGAGCGATAACAGATGGGGCAAAGATGATAGATGCTACAACATCTGGAGCATTCAACTCGTAGTTAACACCTTCTACTTTGTTTTCCTTACTAGCCCAGCCATAAGGCTTTGCTGTAATCGTAGAGCCATCTTTCTTTTTAAAAGTCTTCTCGCTAGAGCAAGAAGCGAACAAACTTGCAACGACTAAGGCTGCCAAAATAATCTTTTTCATATTACTTATATTTATATCCCATAAGGGATGATTAGTTACTCTGTTACTTCTTCGTAAGTCTTAGCGAAAATATCAGGCTTACAAGGATAGAACTCTCCGTTTACACCTTTGATGATATAGTCACCAATATCTGATTTTAGATTGCCTTCAAGGGTAGAAATATACAAGCCATTCTTTACGATATTGGCTTCATAATTATCCCATGCACACATATCTTGAAAATCGTGATTAATTTCCTCGATAATTTCTTCATGTGATTTATCACATAAAAAGGCATATATGTCAATAAGGTTCTTGCCATCCCACTGAATAGCTTCAATGGTAACTGGCTTCTTTCTGTACTTCTTAATCATATTACTTATATTTATGTCCTATAAGGACGGTTAATTACTAAAGCTCATCAAACTCTTTCTGAAATCTCTGTTTTGTTTCATTCAGAAGCTGCTTGAATTTAGTTTCAAATTCCATATCACGCTGTGATAGTCCATAAATGGCTTCAGCAAGTTTGCCATTGTATGAATTTGGAGACATAGCTAAGAGTTCATCTACTTTAGGAATCAAACTCTTGGCTAAGATATTTGCTCTTTCTAATTTGTCTATATTCATATCTATCTATTTATATCCTTTGCAGGATGGTTATTACTCTACTACTTTCTCAAGGGAAAAATAATCAATTCCCCAAGCTTGGTTTGCGCATTGATAAGGTTCTCCGTTTTTCTTTATTTTTCGGATAAAAAAATGAACCTTGATTTCATTCTTGCCAAGAGGCATGGCACTTTTTAGACATTCTATGATAAAGATATTACCATTTTTATCTTTCACCTTGTCACCTTCTTGAAAAGGTAACAAACTAAGAAAGTCGTTCATTATACCATTCTGCTTTTTGCGAAGCTCTAATATTTGTGAATCCAATATCTTTAAACAACCTTCTACATTCTGTAATTCGTTGTATAATTCTATTTCTGTCATATCTTTAAAATTTATGCCAGAAGGCAGTTAGACTCCCATAATAATCTTAAGTGGTCTTAATATATGATTAAGTTCATGTGCATATCTGACTTTCGTTATATATGCATCACATACATAAATGGGAAAATATTTACCATAACCTTGACCTTTTCTTATATACATATATGGAGTAATCATATAATTATCAAAATCATCCTTTTCCCATCTGTTTTTCTCAAAAATCTCAGTGGTAAGAGGGATTGGAACAATATCCTTAACCCAAGCATCATATTCAGCTAAAAAATAACCTTTATCCCCTAATTCTTTGGTTCCATAGTTTTTTAATCGAACAACGCCTTTTAATGTCGTTCCGTCACCTAACCTTAAAGTCTTTGATGTGTCTGATGCCACTACTTTGTAAATAACATTTTTAGAGGTGCCTAAAGGTACTCCATTAGTCATTACCAAATCTCCTGGAATATATAACTTATCCATACGCTTTATTTTTTACGATGATTAAACTTATCACAACACCAAGTAAATTGACAAACCCAGCACTTTAATCCATCACATTTCTCGTTATGTAATTTATACTTATCCATACACTTTACTTATTAAAACGCAATTCTAAAATCCTTACCTTTCAAAGTAGGTCTCTTTTGGAGGACGAACTTCTCTAATTCTTCAAAATCTATCGGGAATAGCGCACAATATTTATACATTAATGTGCAGATGAATCTTCCGTTGAGCATAACATCAAAAATAAAAGTCTTCATTGCTCACCTCCTTCCTGCTTTGGCAGTATGTCAGATAAATAAGCCCACTTGATGATTTGGCATCTGCTAATCGAATGTCTCCAAGATTCCTCATTCCAAAGAATGGATTCTTTAAAACGTAAATAAGCATCGTTATCAAAACCAAGTGTAATAATATCGCTCTTACTCTTATCTGGTTCTTCTGTATTTGGATGCCACAAGTCCTTCAAGAACTCATTGATAGCCCACTTAGCACCTGCATTAAAACCATCAACATGACCATCGAAGAATGCAAGATGTGTAGGCTTTGAATCATCAAAACCATTAGCATCTACAACCTTTTCTGATATTTGTCGTGCAGCTTTTGCTATTTTATATTTGTCTATCATAATTATCTTCCTTTCTTACTATTTTTATCCAATACCTCTTTAATCTCGAAATATTGAGCCTTTATAAAATTTTCCATCTCTAACTTGGTTATTCTACCAATAACCGAAATAGCCCCATCCCTTACAGATACTGAGAAATAATCAGTATTGATAAAACTAATGTTAACATCTATGCTTTCATCATTCATACCTAGTCCTCCATATCTTTATTTTTTGCCTAAAAGTTCTTCATTGCCTATGTAGGGAATGCACTCCACGAAGGCTCTACCGCCAACCATTATATGCATACCTTCTTTATCCTTGTAGGCATACTGGAAGAGATTATACGCATTCATGTCGTAGCAAGTTTCGCTTTTGCAGAGGACATAATCTAATGGCTTGAACTCAGGCTGAGTCTTCTCAATTTCCAAGATCTCCATGTTCAACTTGCCACCCAATATTTTCTCTATAGTGTTGGTATAGGTCTGAGCAATATCACTTTTTTCAGTATCAAAATCTTGCGTCTTAACAAGACTACATGTATGAGTATAATTATATCCATGTTTAGTTGTCTCATAGTATAACTTACCTATAAAAGTTGTATATGTATCATCGTTAAACTTATCAAAGATAATATGTGAGTTATTGTCTTTATTGACTAACACATCACCCTTCTTCCAAAATTTGCGCCAGTCTCGCATTTCCTTTGATGGGAATAGCAGTATTTCTGATTCTTTATAAGCTGCATATCTACCATCATATAGAAAATCATTTATTGTGGAATGATGCAGTACATTTATATCATTTCTTACACCTATATGTGAAAGATATACATCACCATACAAAGGCGAATACAACTTTGTATTTACTGGCTTATCCTTTAGAATTTCCGCTACATTAATCTTTGTTTCCATATTACTTCACCCTTTTAAATTGAACATTCTTTTTGTCTTTTCGCTCGGTTGCGGCACAACAAATATCTTTGCAGATATTTTCATAAATATTGCTGCTTATCTCGTCAAAGAAGCAACCATTACATTCTTCTGTCTCGCTTTCAACCACCTTCAAGACGATTTCTGAGCCAATAGATAAATCTTCCATAACTAAACCAATTTTTGCGTTAAACAATACTGGTAGTAACTCATACTACCAACGTTTTTTGATATTTTTGGCAGCTCACCATCATAAGGAGTGACTTTCAAGCCATCAATGAAATCAGCATTCTCAGTTGATACCTCGGTATCATGCTCATTCATAAACACCTTTTGCGCTGTCGTAGAATGGCTTTCAGCTCTAAGCTTACCGAGTGACCGCCAAACCTGCTTGCTATGGATGAACAATCCATGCAAAGGAATAGTTCTTACTTCTACTTTTGTTCCCATAACAATTAGCTTGCTTTATATAGATTGAACCATACCTTGTTGCTCTGCTTATCCTTATAAACATTACCTTCAAGGTCAAAATAAACACGCCTCTTTTGATTGAACTTCTTTATCATTGGCTGATTATCTTTGTATGTAGTTACATCATACTCAACCAATGAAGAACCACGTTCATTCTTTGTTGGAGGATAACCTGATTCTCGTATGAAACGTACCTCAAACTCTTTATTTCCAATTTCAAAATTTGCTGTAGCCATAACCTTTATTTTATACTTTATACATTTATTCTCTATCTAAATAAAACGGGGAATATCGCAATACTCTCATTTCTCTTCTCATATAAATCTCAGCTAAACGAGCAGCTTTATAAAGCTCAATATATGGCTTATCTTTGAGATATTGAATAAATTCGACAACAGAATATTCTTTCTTTTCCATAACCTTAACCATTTAAAGATGATAATAACTATTTGATACCCTTGCGCCCAAATCGAAGCATCCCACTGCATCCGGCTTTAAGAAGCGTTTCTCTAACTTCTCCAAAGCCACTTTATACTTCTGCTCCATGTGCTTGCAATGAAGTCTCTGAGCTAATTTAAGTTGCTCGACAACACCCTTGCGAGCAACTCTATATTGTTTATCGGACATCATAGCCTTATTCGTTCACATAGTTGATTACTTGCTCTTGACCTTGCTCATGCAAGTTATCGAAAGCGTCTTCTATAACTTTAGCTACTTGGTCGCCATTAAGGTTATCCAGTATTTCTCCAGCTACTTCAACCATCTTGTTTATAGGTAAGGAACTGAACTTTTCTACTAAAAAGTTCTTCTGTTCGTTGATGGTCATATCATCGAACAAGTCCGACAAATCTACTTCAACTTTATATTCTGCCATAATTTGAAATTTTAAAAGTAATTAGTTGTACCACACATCATTTGGTATAAGAGCCAATTTCCATCCATACTCTAGTTCATACCTTAATATTTCAAGGTCGTGACTCATTACAGATGAAAGACCTACAAACTTATTTTCGTACTCCATATCCAAACCATTTAGTTACCATACTTGTAATGCAAATAATTATCCTCTGAGCCGAAATAAAGCTCGGTATCGCTCATATTTGCCTCCATCAAGTCATTCTCTACATCTTTATAAGAAGGCACGCAATCCTTAACTCTTTGGCAGAACAAAGGATATTTTGAAGACACGTCTTCTCCGTCTTCATTATAGATATTAATCTTATCTACATTGTAATATGGATAAGAAGAAATATTTCCATATGAATGGATAACCTTTCTACTCTTAACGGACACCACGATTTCAGCAGGTTTGTTAATAGCATCAAACTCGCAAGTAAAATCATCAAGCTGCGCCTCAAAAGCCGCATCATTAAACTTTTCAGATAAGTTTTCAAAAAACTTTTTCATTTTCTTATTACAGTTTTTGTGGTGTGTCTCACCATTTTTAATTAGTAACCTTTATTTCTTAATTACGATGCAAAGATACAAAGAATATTCGAAATATGCACATTATTTAATGTATTTCCTATAGCTTTTAACACTCTATAATAATATAAACAAATAATTTGCTGACGTTAACAAAGAAATCCCCACCACTACATTATTATATATAGTGATGGGGTAAACACCAAATGGTATTTTGCCTTTGGGCTATTTTTCTTCCTTATCTACGATTTCAACGAAATCTCCAATTCCCAAACGAGCCTTATTGATACATGATGCTATCCAACCTATCAGATAGGCAGATGGTTCTCCACCATGTTTCATTTCAATATTACCCTCGATAGCATCACAAGCGTGACTAGCCTCATGACAAATTACATTCAGACGCATAGCCTTACTGCTACTGAATAAAACAAGAACGCACTTTCTTCTTGTTTCTCTTATGTGAAGTCCGTAATAAGTAAATCCATCACCATTTAAAAAATCGTACTTTTCAATATCCGTACCATCATTATTCAAGAATGCTTTCTTTGCATCCTCAAACTGCAACCCAACCCCAACACACAATAAGTGTGGGTAAATGGGCTGGTCGTATTCGTAATATCCTTTCTTCTTCATACCTCATCGTTTTTATGTTTCTCCCACCCTGCTTTTGAAAAGGCATACCAAGTATCACAAATGTCAAGAGCGAGCATGTTGCCTTGGTTAATACAAAAATCGCTATCAAAGCCTTCGATATGAACATACATCAGTGCTATAGTATCATAAGGAACGCTACGACCTTCAAGACAAGGGTTTTTAAAATTCTTAGTCTTGTATAAACTTGTAACAATTGGCACTTGAAGAACGTCTGAAATATTCTTAGTGCTAATCTCTATCGACTTCTTAAACTTCTTCATATTCTCAACTATTTAAATTTCTCAAAGTAGAACACAATTTGTCTATCAAAGTGCTCTTCGATTAAACCATAAGCAAGCGACATCTTTACTTGGAAAGAAGCCTTACCATTAAGCAATCCTTTAGCCTGTCTAGTAATCTCTGAACGAAATTGTTCCAAACTCATATCACGCTTACGAAGATTACAAGACCTGCAAGATGGCATATAGTTCTCCATGGAATCATCGCCATGGAATACGACAAATTTTCCCTCCTTGTCGCTCCACCGAGAGTAACAACCTCGATTTTTCGGAACAAGATGGTCAACCTGCATATCCTTATACTCTATACTCTTGCCGCAATAAGCACAATGCCCATCGTATTTGCGATATATTTTAAGTCTATCTTCTTTTTTCATAATCGTTAATTATGTAACCTACCAATATGCCACTTTGAGCAAACCTTGCATAAGTAAGGATGCCAGCCGGAAGCCTTCAACTTCGAATTCTGATTTAGAAACTCCCAAGCATCATCCTCGCTTTCATAAGCTACCTTCGCCTTCCAAGATTGACCCTTTCTAACCCAATGCTCAGGATCTGGATGCAAATGACGAGGAATACATTTATTTCTTTTCTTCATAACTTCTTCAGAAATTTAAGTTGAAACCCTTCTGCCTTTTTTATTCCTGGGTATAGCTTCGTTAGAACCTCCCATGCTCTTGTCTTGTGCCGATGCCACATCGTAACCGGATGCACACGCTCACCACTTGGTAACACATAGAAATCTGCCTTAATGGTATCAATATGCTCATAGTTTGCAGCTTTATATATAGTTCCCTTGTTACCTATGGACGTATCGGCATAAGATATAAGGTACTTGATTTCCTTATGTGTTGCCCTAATATACTTATGCAAGAGAGATAGGCAAATCGTCTCGCTAAACTTTGGCATATCATCAGACAACCACATTCTGTCAAATTCCCTCACTTGATGGTAATCCAACACTTCGCCCTTTTCAGTCTTGATGTGCGGTCGGATTCCATACCCTATTTGCATTGCGCCCCTTATCTTATCCTTATACAATACCAAAAGATTCAAGCAACTATTCTTCGTTACCTTGTGTGAAAAGTGATGAGGAACTATGATTGCATCTGCTTGCGCCTTATCGCACTCCATCAGCTTTATTCCCTTTTCCTTGCACTCGTAACCGATAACAAATCCGCAGAAGCCTAGCACTGGAGACTTGTTCAACTTTCTTCTTCTCATATCAATGATACCTCCAAAAATAACGTTTGAAATTATCTAGCAAATGCTCTATACAAGCTTTGATTTCGCCCTCTCTTATGAATTGGTTGCAAAAATCTATCAATTCATCACGTACCAACCCTCGTTTTAAGGCTTCGTCTCTCATAGCTCTTATAAGAGCATCCGTTGTTTCTTTATTCCCATTTCTTACAACAGGATTGCAACAAAACACCTTGCACATATCCATAGTTTCAAAACAGACTTAACTGCCTACTCATATTCTTTAATTCGTTATTGGCAAAATCTACTTGACGCTGGTCTATTTCAAAGCCTATATACTTTCTTTCAAGGTTTACGCAAGCTCTTGCTGTTGTGCCACTCCCCATAAATGGGTCAAGAATAACATCACCTACATTTGTTGAGTTTCTGATTAGAATCTCCATCAACTTAACTGGTTTTTCGGTCTGATTGATCAATCCTTCTTTATCCCTGCGTTTGTTGGTTGGAATAGGAACACTCAGAATGTCAGATGTGCCAAACTCATTAATTGGCTTTCCACCTCCCTTACGAAGCATAATGATATACTCCTTTTGATTCATATAATACGTTCCACACACCTTAGTGCATTTATCCCATATTAAACACTTTGTGAAGTGAAACTCACTCCGTCCTATCTCATCTAGAAAGTGCATCAGATTATAGTCGTTACACATAAGATAGCAATGAGTCTTATCCTTTAGTACTCGATATAGTTCGTTGATATACTCCGAAATATCTATGTCATTACTCTTGAATATCTTACCTTTTCTAGTTTGAGAATCCGTCCAATATCCACTCATGCTACTGCGCCCACCTCTAGCTTGTACCGGATAAGCAACATCAGAGCATACTAGGTCTATACATTCATCGTCTAGCTGCTTTAGAAGCTTTCGGCAATCACCTTGATAAATTCTATTTAGCTCCATCATATCACCCACTAACTTTCATTTCAAAATAAACTGTCTTGCTTTATCATTAATTCATTTTCTATTCTCTTGTTTGCTTTATCGTAAAACTCTCTATTAGTTTCAAAACCTATAAAATTACGATTTTCTTGAATACACGCAATAGCCGTAGTTCCACTACCTATACAGCAGTCTAGTACAATATCTCCTTTGCAGGAATGCTTGTTTATAATGCTTCTGAAAAGACTAACAGGCTTCTGGGTAGGATGAAATCTCCCCTTATCACAACAGATTGGAAAGCTATATACTCCATTGTCATATTCACTATTAAAGATAGGATTTTTACCTTTCACCCCACACACAGCGACCTCTCTTGCGTTTGTGAGATAGTTTGTCTTACTATTTATTGGAACAGGATTTGTTTTTATCCATTCTATAAATCTAATTTGTTTAAATCCGACTTTAATCATCGCATCCTTTACGACCCCAATCTTCCACAAATCATAGAAACAAACTATATATCCACCATCTTTCAAGCACCTGTAGGATTCTTTTATCATAGAGCCTATATCAAATGCTTCCTGTTTATCCCAGTCTCCAAAGTCGATAGATATGCGAAATCTATCGGTATCTTTACCAATAGGAGCGGACTTTGCATAATTGGAATCCCTTGAAATTTCATATGGAGGGTCTGTGAGTATAAGTGAGACGGACTTGTCATCAATCTTGCTCATACCATCCAGACAATCAACTTGATAAATCTTATCTATCTCCAGCATATCCAAACATATCTTTTTGATTAAACATTTCTTCTTTGATTCTTTTTTGTGCTACCTTGAAATATTCCCCGTCTAACTCAAAGCCAAGGAAATTCCTGTTTGTTCGCATACAAGCCAGAGCAGTACTTGCTGAACCCATAAAACCATCAAATACCAAATCTCCTTCGTCCGATGATTTCAAGATGCATTGCATAAGCAAGGGGATTGGTTTCTCGTTCTGATGTACCAACTTATCTGATGGAACTCTATCAAAGTCCCACACGTCCTCCAAACGTTTGCCGTTTATGGTTCGTCTGCCTTTATTCAAATACAAGATTGGCTCGTAACATTGACCATATTGCGCCTCTAAATCTCCAGCCGTATGGTTGTTCTTTCGCCAAATGAGCACATTCTTAATGGTAAACCCTGCGTGCCTCGCTTGTTGCATAAAAAAGTCCAAGGTCTTGGCACTACAGAAGATATAAGCAGCACTATCATCCTTCAAAATTCGGTAGCATTCGCTCATATAATCAATAATCAATTGCTCATTATCGTCATTGAGTATTTCCTTAGAGAAACGATGGTCGTCTGCTCTCCATCCGGTCTTATAGGAGATACAATATGGTGGGTCAGTAACAATTAAATCTACTTTCCCGCTCTCTATTTGTTTCATTCCTTCTATGCAGTCGGAATTGTATATTCTATCAAATTCAAGCATATCAAATCTCTTTTATAGCGTTAACATAAGCTTCATGAGCCTCTTCTTGCGTATCAAAGCAACCTATATATATTTTCTTTTTACCTATCTGATACTGCGCTTGCCATTTTCTTACACTCTTATTCCAAGTCACACCCAAGTATTCGGAAGAGGTTTTCTTTGCTATAGCAGAATAAATCACATTGTATCTTGCGGTGCAATACTCCAAGTTGTCTACATCGTTATTCGTCTTATCGAAATCCTTATGATTCACCATTGGAAACGCTTCTGGATTTTCCAAGAAAGCCTGAGCTACCAAACGATGTATATAAAACATCTTGCGCTTTCCGTTCTTGTAAAGCCATACCTTCAGATAACCTTTTGGTGTCTTGCAAGGTGCGATTTCCTTTAATTGAGACGTTCTCCCAATAGTAAAAACATGTCCCAGCTTGCTAACATAATACCTTTCGTAATTCTTTATAGGCTTTATATCACCAAGAAACCTTGTTATACTTTTATCTTTCATTGTTACCTCCTTTTTCAAAGAAACTTGAATATATGGCTTGCGCCTCCTTTGTATCTAGCAAATCAATATCATTGTAAAACCTTCTGTACACAACGCACAGCCTTTCGTCATTTCCGGTGTCTCTTGCTTTAGCTATTTGCTGACAAGATTCCATGAGAAATGCACTTATCTTCTCGTAACTTCGCTTCTGTGTCTTCTTTAGCATATCCATGCTTACAAAGGTTTTGTAGTGGATGATATGCTTTTCTTGCTCGTATTCTGTGAGTATAAGCCCTTCCGGAATAGCAAATACCACTCTTCTTGTCTTGTCATCACTATAGAGCTGAACTGCACCTGTAAACGATGTATATATCTTTTGCAATATCTTGGCAATCGGTAAGTCTTTTTTCAAAAACCTTTCTGCAAATCTCTTCAGAAAATGAACGCTCATAGCAAAACAATCTTCGCTATACCCCTCGTTTCTACTCATAGGAATATACTCGTTGGTTTCCTTCAGATAAATGAACAAACCGGAAGCAAATACATCGCCATGTTTTACACCTACAACGATGAGATAATCGGCATTCGGTGTAGCAAGCTCAAAGGTCTTTGTTATTTGTCGTACGTTCTGCTTTCTCATTTCACGTTTAAGCTCATTAGCTTTTCGCATCTGAAACTCATAGATTCTTGTTTCATCTAAGTTTCGTACTCTACGCATCTCACCCGAAGTCATACTTGCTGTTATCATGCGCATTCCTCCTTTTTAATCTTTGACAACCAACAATCCCAGATTCTTGTAGCTACATTAGCCATCATAACAGGAGGAACACACATTCCGCAAGCAAACCAAGGTTTCATGCCATTAAAGTCATAATCCATCGGAAATGTTGATGCTAAAATCGTATCATGTGCTGAAAGATAACTTGGATTATCATAATACACAAGTCTATCCTCCATTGCTGATATGGTATTGCATACCTTATTCTTTTTAAGAAACATATTATTGAACATAGAAAGACGATTATCCATCCGCTTGACAATATCACCGATAGAATTATCTTTCTCATTTCTATGCTCCCAATACTTCATCATTCCTTTAGGAATTTGCCTTCCACAATAGTCAGAGAACTCATCCAAGACAATTTCTTTCTCGTTGAAGTCCATATCTATCTTAGGCACTCGCTCGAACAAATCCTTTTGAACCATAAACGGCTCGCAAAGGTCTTTACGTAACCCAATAAAGAATACCCTAGGTCTGTTTTGAGGAACACCCATGTTACGTGCATTGAGAAGCCAATGCTGCAAGATATATCCGGCATCATTCATCTGTCTATAAATCTCCTTTACGTACTCGATGGCTTCACCTTGTAATAAACCTTGAACATTCTCAAAAACTACTACCTTTGGCTTTAGTTCTTTAGCGAGGTCGATTGAGTAGAAAGCCAAATCGTCAAGCCTTTGCGCCTTCTGACCTTCTCGGAATACTTTTTCCTTTCCCCAAGCCTTTTGGCGGTCACCTGCAATACTGAATACCGAACAAGGGAAACTAGCATCCAATATATCCAAATTATGAAGCTCTTCTTTCATAATATGCCCCCCCATATTGATATTGGTAATCAACTCACGAATATCACAATTGAAAGCGTACTTGACATCGTGATTTTTCAAGTACATCTTCATAACCTTTGGGTCTATCTCATTACAGGCTACAACATCGTAGCCAGCTAGTTTGTAGCCAAAGGAACTTCCACCTCCACAACAAAAGCAAGACATCACCTTACCTTTGTCTTTTGTAAAATTAGCATCTTTTTTTAGTCCATCTATAAGGGAACTTGTGCTCGTTTTTATACATTTATCTACCATAAAAAACAATCGTTAATAAAAACCGATGTATAAAAATAACCACAAGTAATATGGTTGTAAAAAAGGGACTCTAACCCTTGAATTTAGATTCTATTTTCTTCGGCAATGCGTCTTAAATAATCATCCGCTGCGTTATCGTCTATTTTCGACTTAAGAGACATTCCTGTGTTATATCCTATCATTAAGGACACATTCTTGCTCTTTTTCTTGTTCTTTCCATATCGCCAGCCAAAGACCTTTCCTAGCCAAGCTATACCAACAATACCATCTGATACTACTATTGTCGGAAACAAAACAAATACTTTATATATCATCGCAATCTAATTGAGAGTTAAAAATATATCTATTCTGATTCAACCAAAGCTCCACGTAGTCAGCCTTGATTTTCAGAAATTCTTCGTATGTGTAGCATTTCTGCTGCTTACCACCTTTGTTCCAATAATAGGCAACTCCTCCCAAAGAAAAGAAGTCTATCAAGTCCATTTCCTTTCGCTCCGGTTCTTCACGCTTTTTCTTTTGCCTATATCTACTTACAGCAAGCAATATGAGACAAACGCAAAGCAACATGGAAACCAGTATCTCGAATATCAACCTTACATCTTGCATCTTATTTTAAACAAAAAACACGAAACTACCGATTGCAAAGTCAAAGGAATAGTGACTCGGACTGCCTTTCGGTATAGTCCATCGGGTTTCGTATCTCTAATATCTTATCAATTTCTTAAATCGCCATTTTATCCTTTTTTGTTCTGCGCTTGCAAAGATAAATATTATTTCGCTAACTTGCAAGCGTTTTAGTGCTTTTAATACTTTATTTGCATTATTTTAAACTTATCCTTTTTTGAAGTTCATTCCAAACTCTTCTTCCGTTACCTCATACATTACATCACCACATGCTACTCTTTGCTTGTCTTTTGCCATCAGCAATAAGTTTCTATAAGGTATCTCTTTCACGACTTCTTGGTAAGATAAATGCAGACTATCCATAAAAGATGCAATCTGTCCTAAGAGTGTATCGTTACCTATGGTCGTGGTTTTGCTATCATCCTTGCCGCACTCTTCGCCAAAATTGATAGCGTCTGAAAATCCTTTATAGAGATTAAGGAATAAGCCGTTTGTAAGCCATTGACAACCTCTTCAAGCGTTCCTTTAGATAATTCATCACTAATGGATTCATCGCCTTGTATGAATACGGACAACGCCTTGCAAGCATCATCCAAATTCTTAAGCATGCATAAGACTTCCGCTAAGGTCTTGCACTCTTCGAAACTATCAAGGTATTTAGCCGCCTTGACCAATTTTATAATTGTAGGTGGTGAAACGTAATAAGCCCTTCCATTCACGATTATCGTTACGGTGTCCTCTCCAAGAATTGCATCCGTAATTAATTTACTTGCCTTACTCATGGTTCTGAATATTAAAAAAGGGGAACGGCATTAACACCATCCCCCTCTATCATTTGTTGCCTATGTCTTATTCTTGTTCTACAACCGCAGAGCCTTCCCATTGGTACTCGCCAGCCACACCATCGATCTCGCTTTCCATAGCAACGGCAGAAATACCCAAAGTGATATTCTTATCCTGCTGGTCACCCTTGGCAACGATAGCCGCATTTGAGAAAACGATGTAGTTCCCGGTCTTGGTCTGAGCAACGATACACTTGTTGATATTAGCCAAATCTTGGCTAGAAGACCAACCTACTGCATCTGCCTCCGTTGTAGTCTCTTCTCCAGTTGCCTTGTACATCTTACCACCCTGCAAGTCTACCTTATTCTTCCATGAAAAGACACCAATAGAGAATGTAATTGTCTTAGCACCCTCATCGGTCTTGTCACGATAGTAAACCTGTCCGTTCAGCTCGTTCTTGTACTCGGTAACACTAGGGTCATCCTGAGAATATCCCCATGTTCCCTCATGGCTGTTCTTAACCTCTGTAGCGGTTTTCAACCATGTAGCCAACTTAGCAGGTGTATTTGCCTCGGTAAGAGGAGCACCATACCAAATTCTCTTGATTCCAATAAATGGTTTCATCTTATCTTACGTTTAATGTTTCAAAATCAATAGTAATGTTTGCGTAATGGCAACTCAACCTACTCTCTTGCTCTATGCCGTGGGAGCGGATAGAATAGCGATACCATACATCCTCAGCTTTTCCGACCTCACTGTCGGACAGGGTTTGAATAGCCTTCTTTAAAAGCTCGTTCAATTGAGGATTAGTCTCGCCCTCTATATCTTTGAGCAATATGTTTACCTCTATAGTACAATCGTTGAAATATGTCTTGTCTGCACTCATACGCTTAGGGATGATGACTATCATGCCATCATCGGGAATCTTCTCACCGACCATAGGTTCTTCCCCATCAAGTCCACCCTTTTTCAGATGTCCTTTCAGTCTTCGTTCCATTCCCATAAGCTCCAAGTCATCATAGATTACATGACCTGCATCTATTTCTGTTATCATCGCATATCCTCGATTTCTTTCTTGATATACTGAATACCCGAATCTATAACATCATATCCCCTAGAGGAAACATCTGACGCATATTCCGCTTTGTTGCCAAGGGTCAAGGTGTGGTCATGTACTTTACTATAGTTAGACCTTCTGAGATTACCTGTGCGGTTTCGGTAGTTTCCGTTAGTCTTATCAAGCTCAACGGATGTTTTACATAACCTGTCAAGAAACTCATCAACTTCCCTTTCTCCCTGCGCAAAGAAAGCGTCTAGCTTATCCTTTATAACATCAGACATAGATACTCATATAACCAAGATAATTGCACTTAGGGGCATTATAGACCTTTCCACCTCCTCGGTAACTTCCATCATCGGAATATACTTTGACTTCATCACCTTCGGAAATCTGGCACTTGTCACAAACAATATGATATTTCGGTGTATATATGCTACCATTATCGGTAGTGAAATGCTCGGTAGAGTTGTCATCGCACCGACAACGCCCCATTTCTTTCCATTCCTCAGAAGAGCTAATGACCTCGTTGTACTTGTTGACAACCTTATTCACGAACTTCTTCTTTAATATATGAGGGGAATATAACATAACCTAGACATTTACCAAATATCAGACTTATCCGTGATAGTGGAAAGCCCTAAAGCTGCCACCACTTCATTATCCGGAGCAACACCATATTTTCGGCAAAGCCACATATAGTATTGTCCTATCCTAGAGTAGTCCCAAGAGACAGAGAATCCATTTTCATTCACATTGCTCATATATGGGGCAAGCATAAGTTCCTCGATTACGGAAATCATCGCCTTGCCTACAACCTGGGAATTATCAGACGTATATTCTTCGTCAAGGTCTATACCTGACGATATATCTTCCAATTGGGCATCGGTAATGTTCCAAGCACGCAACTTCTGCGAAATGTATTCTCTTATCTTCATGTGACATCCTTATTTCTGAGCCTGACTCATAGCCTCAGCGATTTTCTTTGCAGCCTCCTGCTCGCTCTTAGTCTTTTCGTCAAGTTCTTCTTCTACATTCTCCTTTTGGGAATTCTCTTCGGTTGACTCGGCAGCATCCTTTTTTGAGGTTTTCTCCTTTTTAGGCTTGCTCTCCTTCTTCTCCTTCAAAACTTCCTTCTTAGGTGTCTCTTCTGACTTCTTTTCTTCTTCCTTTACAGGATTTTCTTTTCCATCATTCAAGACTTCCTTTTTAGGAGTATCTTTAATTTCCTTATCGTCTTTTAGAGGTGCAGAATGGTTATCATCCTGCACCTCCAACATCTTGCAAAGCTTACGTTCGATAAGGGAGTTCATGCGTTCTTCGTCAAAGTCCAAGATTGCACCAACTTCATAGATGGTGTTAAAATGGAACTTATCACGGAACGGACTAATTACCTCACCTCTCATAAGCCTAACCTACCGCTTGTGTTGAGTCCAAAGAGTAGATGGCATCAACGTTATTCAAGATAGGAACAACCATTGCTTGTGAGCTAGTGAACTCACGGAGTGGGTCGTTAGTAGAATAACGGCTAGCCAAGATATACTCATCGGCTGACTGATAAGTAACACCTGCAACTGGTCTTGTAGCTTCGGCTACGTTAGTCCAGAACAAATCACCAAGGTTATCATAGCATGTAAAGGTCATGTGACCCTTAGCCCAAGGGTTGTGTGTTCCCTTCTTGCCGTTAATCTCGGTCTTGATTGTACGGGCTACACGTACCAAGTTGGTCTGCCACTTATTTCTAAAGATAGACGCAATCTGCTCAAAGCTCAAAATAGGAATGTTGCTGTTATCCCCACTAAGTGCAATGCCTTGATTGAAGGCAAACTGAGCACGAACCTGCTTGTTCTTGCCAAGCAACTTGATTGTGTAATCATCAAGATAACAAGTAGTGATGGTGTTTTGGTCGTCCATCGCCTTGTCGTAAACCAATTGGATGTCATCAAGTGGGGTTGCATCCTCTGCGTCCCAAGCCTTAGCACCGTGACCGAACTTGTTCTTCTCGGCAAAACCTACATCAACTCGGACACCAGTACCACCGGAACGAGTCGCCAAAGCTACACCTGTTGACAGCTCACTGAGGAACATATCTTCAATACGCTCGTAAACCGCCTGAATACAACGAGGAAGGTCTGCAAACAAGTTACGCAAAATCTGTGGCTGAGGCAAACGTTGCGCAATCATGTTATCCAAATCCTTAAGCTGCTTCTCTGACATGTAAAGCTTCATACCAACCTTTGGGATTTGACCCTCAGCGGTTGAAACCTTATCACGGCTCTTCAATGGAAGTTCTGCATCCATTGATACAACATCAGCAGCAACTCGTGTGTATTCCGCAGTAATTGATGCCCAGCGTCCGTCCTGACTATATGTGTTAGTCAAGTGGTCTCGGTACATATAGGTCAATGCAGTCTGATTCTTGCCGTTCAACTTCTCTACTACACTTGCAACAAGTTGTGGGAAGTATTTATTGACCAACTGAAAATAAAGTGATTTTTCCATCTGTTATCCTCCTTCTTTTAGTCTTTGTCCATTGTTGCATCAGACTCATCGAACTTGTTTGCATCCTCATCGCTAACCAAAGCAATCTTTGGCATAGCTGTAAGGAACGCATCCGGAAAGTCTGCACCATTTGCAGCCTTAGCTGCTACCTTGTTAACTTGTCCAGCAGTCATAATTGCCGCTGGCTCACCGTTCAGAATGGAACGATAGAGAACACCCGCATACTTGTAATGCTCCAATGGGTCACTGGCAGTACCCAAAGCCTTATAATTGTCTGTTTCAATAGGCAATGGCTTGTAAGTTCCCTTACCATCTGTCACGATAACACGACCTGCGTAAAGAACTTCATCTTTTACGCCTGTCCAATCCAAAGCACGACCGCCCTTGATGTCGCCTTCCCATTTCTGGATAATGACGGAATCCTCACCAAAGACAATTTGCTTTTTTGTAGTCTTCAATTCCTGATTCATGTTTTTCAATTTTTAAAGTGACTGAACTAATGATGCGGCTACATTGTCAACGTCCTTCTTTGTTGGCTCGCCCTCGCTAGCACGATAGCTGCCCCCGAATTGTGGTTGTTGCAACGCCTTGTAGTTGTTCGCTACCTTGGAGAGGTATGTTTCGATAGCTTCATCTGTAGCATCATCGCTCAAGGTGAAACCCTCGTTGATACGACTTTCGGGAATGCCCAACTCCTTAGCCTTTGATAAAATCTTCGCATCGTGGTCTGCCTTTGCCTTTGCCTTCGCAGCAGCCTCTTCCTTAGCCTTAGCCTCCTCAGCTTGCTTTTGGATAGTTTCTTGCAATTCCTTAATGGTCTTGCTTTGCGCCTCCATCTGTTCGTTGTAAGTCTTGGCTTGGTCTGTGTTCTTCTGAGTCAAGGTCTCAACGAGTTTCTTGAACTCTTCACGTTCCTTGGTTCTTGCTTCATCTGAAGCTTTCTTCTCTGCTGCTTGCTCTTCAAAGTATTTTTTGAGATAATCCGGCATTTCGTTTTTCTTTGCCAATTCCTCCAAGCGTTTCTTTTCGGCTTCTTCAGCGGCTTTCTTGGCTTCTTCGTCAGCTTTCTTCTTGGCTTCTTCTTCAGCAGCCTTGCGTTCAGCATCTTCTTTAGCCTTCTGTGCCTCCTCGAACTTTTTCTTGGCATCGGTAACTCTGCGGTCATTGTCCTTTTGCAAGGACTCCAAAAAACTCTTTTGACTAGCAACCACTGTCTCGATGTTGTCATCAGTAACAAGCCCCATCTTATCAAGCATTTCGGCATGTGCCTGAAGAACTTCATCACCTAACCCAAGAGACTTATACTCTTGTTTTAGTAACTGGAAAATTTTATCTTTCATTCTTTCGATATATTTGTTAAAACTAGTGCAAAGATAATACGAAAAGAACAATAAACGCACTAAATCATTTGCAAGTATCTCACTTTTAAGCAAAAGTGAGTAATAACGGCATTTCTAAGCGATTTAAGGCTATTTCATCACATAAACGAATAATTAATAGCTACACAAAATAGAACTCCTTATATAACAAAAAACGCCAAATATCCTCACGGACATCTGACGCTTGTCGAATAAAAAGAACCTAAACATTAATCTTCTAAAAGTTTATAACATTTCTCATATAACCCAAATGATTCAAATTAGAATAGAACCGCCCATCACGCTCTATGAATTTACCGGACTTCACAATCTCACCATTATGCAACATTGCAAACTTAGAACCATGAGCTGTCCATTTGTTCATTTCTTTCATATGTTCATCAGAACCCCAACCATATTTCTTGATAGTAGGATAAATGAAACGTTCAAAGCAAATTTGACTATCTGTTTTATCATGCTCGGAGCAAATCGGGAGCACTCCATTATGTGCGAACCAATAACCTGCCTTGTAGAATGGATGGCAATTCTTGACACAGACAGAACCATGTGTAGCAAATCTGAAATGTATGATTACATTCTCATTTATATCTCGCTTCATCAATCTACGGATAAATGTAGAGAAATGCAAACTCTTGTAATGGTCAGACTCGCTCACAAAACCGCAACCATCTGGATTTCTCATATACGCAGCCTTTAGCTCATCTACAGATGGCAAAGCAACACCTTTCGGACATACAATAATAACACACATATCTTTACCCTTTCTTTTTCTTAATAATACTTTGATTTCTTTGTGTCCTAGGGCTTTTACCCTAGGACTACATTAATTAATCGTTATTGGTTGCAAATGCATCCTTACGACTCTGGAAGAAAGCCTTCTCTTCTTTATTCAAGAAAGGTATATCTTCGATATTCATAACCTCACTAGTGAAGACATTGTGGCGAGACCAACCGACAAGCTTTGCGCAGAACTTCACCCACATTTCTATCTTCTTGAAATTGGTAGAACCTTGATGTTGGCGAAACTCGATTGTCCTGTGACGTGTATAGCTCTCTGCATTGACCTTATAATATCTATCTCCATGAAAGACATCGAATCTAATATCTTGATTGCTGTGACAATTAGTGAAATCCTTGTCAAGCAAGCTGGCTGCCCAACGGCAATTACCTCTTCTTGAAGGAGCCATGAAACTATCAATCAATCTTTCAAGTTTCTGATAATTCTTGAAGACGTTAACATACTGCTCACCTGTCAACTTTGCTGCACCAATATGAACGTGAAGACCACAAGTAGAATTTACTCTTGCACCTACGGCATCCAAAGACTTGATAGCCTTCTTTAAGGTTGCCATACCATTTGTATTGCCATTCAATACCGGACTTACAACCTCGTTAGGGTCTATATCACCACCAACTGAAGAATCACTAACAATCTTGAAATAACTCTTGTTGTCGGTGTGGTTATAGCCCTCAGAATGAATATCAACACCATTCTGACGACCTGCCTCTATCAAGGCATTGCGCTCGGCATGAACACATTCTATCTCAACACCGAATGTATAAACGAATCTCGTTGAAGTTGAACCGCTTGGCACACAAACCTTCAACATATCGGAGATTTCTTTCTCACGAAGACCGCAAGCCTTCAATGCAACAATCTTTTCGTTGCGAGGCATCTTTGACTTCTTGATTTCGTCAATAGTCTCGATTAATGACTTCTTTGAACTTGCGAATGAAAAACCAGTCTGCTTAGACATAATCAATTGTGCTAGTTGTTTCGGGTCTTACCCCTTGGTGTCGCTCTCACCTTATTGAGTGAAACTTGTCACTCGGCAAATCAACCAACTTATCTTGATTGACGATGCAAAGATACGAATAAGTTTTGAAACATGCAAGTTTTTTAATGTTTTTCTTTCGTATTTTAACCTTTCGTAACTGCTATGTGAGTCTTGTTAACATTTCAGCTTTTATTTTACCTTATTATATATGTAAAAGGCTTCGATGTTCACACACCAAAGCCTAAAAAACTTTACTAACTAATTACCAATTTTTATCGACTATCTTTTTAAATCATCACCAATATCTTCTTCTACTCCCAAATCCGGTAGTCTGTCATACGCTTTTTGGTCATCACCTCCTTCAGACTTAACACCTAGTAGGTAACCATTCCGAAAAGCATAATATACCAGCTTTTCCATATCTTTAGCCGTTGCGTTATCTGTCAAATGCAGCGTGGCGTACAATCCCATCAAGAACTTCCGTACATCTTTTGGATATACCTTGTTGTTCTTTTCTAAAGCGACTGCCATTCTTAACGGACTTTTCATATTCTTCAATTTTTCGTTAAACCATCAAATGAAGCACAATAGAGAGCCATTCCGCTTGTTCCCCTAGTTCATAGACTTATTCACAACTTTATTCGTCTCATCTGCATCCTACGTTTGCCCATTGACAGATGTCCGAGATTCCAACAAAACAAACATCACGGCTCTCTTCTTGTGTATCATTGTGCCAACGGAAGGATTCGAACCTTCGACCCTAGGATTAAAAATCCTATGATCTGCCACTGAGCTACGAAAGCGTAAAGGAATGATTGGATTCGCACCAACGCCCCCTTAGTTACCAAGCCAAGTGCTCTACTACTGAGCTACATTCCTCGTATTATGACAAAAGTTCTCGTGGTGCAAGGGAGATTCGAACTCACCGAACCCACAATGGGAATAGATTTACAGTCTATCTTCTTTAACCGCTTGAATATCGCACCTTTTGTGGAACATATACCAATTCCACCTTGTTGCCCCAAGCGGATTCGAACCACTAATGACAGAACCAAAACCTGTAGTGTTGCCATTACACCATAGGGCAATTTTGTATGTACTGCATAAAGGATTCGAACCTTTGAATACCAGCGTGAAAAGCTGGCGACTTAACCACTTGTCTAATGCAGCAACTAGGGTCTCTCACCCTAATAAGAGTTGCTTGTTATAGTCTAGCTGGGCTGGGTAATGTGTAAACCATGCCGTAAACTCCTAAGTCTTGACTTATGGTAGAAGCGACCTCTCAGAAGGCCATCTGTTTCAAACACGATGCAAAGATAAGCATTTTTTCTTATACTTGCAAGTGTTTTAGTGTTTATTTATATTCTTTTGATGAATTTTACATCACTTACCCTTGTGGAGAATGCTACAAAGGGTTTCTACAAGTTTCTTTGCGTCATCACCTTTGATTTCGATAACATTTGAAATTCCATCAGGAGCATCATCGCCTTTCTGTTCCTTATCCAAACGCTTACGGAGAGCCAAATCTGGATTCTCAACCAAGATAGAGTCTAAAGCATAATTGCAAATGCGGCTTGCAAGTTCCTCGTTACCATTCGCATCACGCACAAACTCATTCTTGCCTTCAAGAATATCCATAATCTCGTTGTACTCTTCAGCATTCTCACAATTACGTGAAAGCATACCAATTACCTTGTAGCGGTCAATCTCAAAGCTGACCTTTAATTTGTCTTTATTCATTCTTTCTATCTTTTAAATAATTAAACATTATACCAAAAACCCCTTTCATAATAAAGTCCTCCCTTTACCTCATATCGGATAGCATATGACTCTTTGCAAAGCTGACGGATTCGTATATACAAACGTTTGTCCAACTCTTCCTCAAACAAAAGAGACAATTCCTTCCAATTGTCAACAACAGGAGCAAACCAAGGATATTGCTTCTTTACAACTTGTAGCTCATCCAAGGTTACGTGTCCGTATTCTACCATATCATAGCATCTACGGAAGTCACGATTGTCTTTAGGAATATCCAAATCTTTCTTTCGTTTTACCCCCATCAATGCACTCCACATAGTCTTTGAAGAGACACCTGTATCACAAGTGGCTATCCACTCTATCATTCTTTGCTTGTTCATCTTCTTTTATATTAATCACGCAAAGTCGCTTTATTAACTCTTCACATGCTTCTTTAGTTAAGATACATTTCTTGGAATCTTTAATGTCAGTAACCTCTTCACGAATAGCAGCATTCCTGTCGTACACTTCTTGTAGTTTTTTCTGAAACTCAATTACGTCTTCGTTGGTAAGTTTACCTTTCTTCTCAACAATCTTGTTTGTTATATTCTTATAAACACATTCGAGTTCAGTACATAAACGAGCTTCTAACTTCATCATTATTGCGTGTACAAAAGTATCATAAATTCTTTCCATCTTGTATTTCCTCCAAAAGTCTTTTGATTACCTCGTTATCTTTATTCTCAATGCGAGCCTTTAAGATACTCTTGAAAGCGGCATCCATTGCCTTGTATCTACTGGAATATTCCTTACCATCCGTATGACACAAGCCTTCCTCTACACACCATGATGTAGTTTGCCAACAGAACTTACCTTTCGAAATGTTTGCAACACAAATGCAGTAACCGAAATGCTCTAAAAGCCAATCTAACACCATATCATAGCTTGGAGCGGATATTGCCGGATGCTTACTATTCAACTTTAAGGCAGCAGAAAACTCAATATTGGATTTCTCCCACTCGGAATTTGAATAAGCGATATAACTGCCGTAATGCTCATTATATTTTCCACCCTTACGAATACCACCCTTTGCTGTCCAAGGACTAGCATAAGCCCAAAATTCGGCTATCTTCTCATCGTAGCCAACCTCCTTCAGAAGCTTGGCTATCTCAAAAGGAACTACCTTTGGTTTTATCGTCTGCTTATTTGCCATTTTCCACCCTTTTTAAACTGAACCCGAATCAGACTTATCTAATTCATCAATTGCCTGTCTAAGCAAAGGAAGAACCTTATTCAAGTCTTCGAAATCCGGTACGACTTCATTCACTCGCAAGATTGCTAGACCTAGCAAACTCTTAATCTTTCTTCTGTCCATTGATCTCGGCTTGTTTCTCTAAGTCTTTTAAATCTACCTTCTCAAATCGAGGAACTAGCTTACCATCTACCTCAACATTACCAAAGAACATTTCCTTTGGTCGCACCCAAACTTCATGCTGTCCGCACACTGCTTGATACGCAACCTTTACCTCAGAAGTCTCGCTATCAGTAACCTCTCCAAGATACTCATAGAAATTACCCTTGTAGTGGCGGTAAATCGGCTTACAGAATCCACCATGCAGCCAATCGGCTTTGTCCTTGATTTCCACGTACTCCCTTACCGCATCACACTTGCTAGACTTACTCAATTCTTCTACCCAATCAAAGAAAGCTTGCTTGTCCTTGACCTCTTCACTTGATACCATAAAGAGATAAGTGCAAAGAAGCATCTTACCAGCATCGGTATCATATTTCTTATTCACCTCTTCAGCTAATTGCATCATAGGTGTATCTAAACGATAATTCCAACTCATAATCTATCCTTTCTTACTTTTAAGATTTGCCAAATCCTCTTTCAAACGTAGATGGAAATTATCTTCTCCATCATCACCGGAAAGAAGCCAGTCTATTCTTTGGGCATAAACCTGAGCCTTCTTCAGAAGCTCAATACCCTTCTTGAATTCCTTGATAGTCTCTTTAGATAAGCCATATCTGTTAGGCATCGTATGATGATGCTTTCTAACATACTTGTCTTCTTCCTCCTCTAGCCATCGGTCTTCGAGAAAGCATCTTTCATCTTCCTCATCCAATGGATGACCATCAACATAATCTTCTATCTTTGTGTATATGTCAGCAATCCTATACTGAGCATAATCAAAACGTCCACCACTCATAGTCTTTCAACTTCAAAAATTTGAACTTACTTCAACGCACTCAACCTTGCTTCTAGCTGTTGAATGATATTGTCTATTGTCTTTCCCCTATAGTCAATAGCAATGTCCTCCAAGACTTCAATCTGAGCTGCAATTTTAATTCTATCTCTTACTACTGTCATAATCAATCTTGTTTATCATGATGCGGTGCTTGCAAAGTTGTAATGAACAACATAAACATAACCGCCATACATTTTTCCAATAGTTACTTCAACGTAATCAAAGATGATGTCGCCATCCATCTTGTAAGAAACCAAAGGCCCAGTAGGGAATGCGTTGTGCTCTGTATAGTAACGATACACTTCTTGTGATAGTAACTGCTTGAATACATCAACCTCACCATCCTTTGAAAAAACACCTTTAAACTCATCTTCATTGTCGATTGCAACAACTACTCCAAGTTCTTTTCTTACACATACACCTTCGTTTGTACCACTTTGCTCATTATACAAGACTGGTAATGTGTAAACACCTCTTGATTCTTCCATATGCTTATTCTTAGTTTTGTATTTTGTTTTCATCCTTCAAGTTGCTTGCATTGAGCTAAGTCTATCGCATACGCCCAACGCTTCGGAACAAAAGACTTCGTAGGTATGAACCTATCCACACGCTCAATACATACATTTTGCGTCTGGTAAATCAATACGTCAGAGCCTTTTTCCAGCAACTCTACTAGAATTGTATGGTCTAGCATCGGGAACTTATCAATATCATGCCAGACTTCACCGCCTTCAATGAAGGAAGGTTTAATATGATTAATCTTTTTTGCCATCACTTACCACATATAAAAGGGTTTGACTTATATTCGTTAGTTATGGTCTCGCAACTACCAAAGCACCACAAATCCTTGGATTGCTCCTTGTGTAACCTTGATGACTTTATATAATAGCCATTGTTGACATCGTAATGCTTACGTATCATGATATTGTCGTTTACCACTCCGACCTCATCATCCGTAATTACATAGAACATTCGACCATCACTAAATGCATTTAAGCCTTTGTACACTCCATTAGAGACAACCATCTTTTCATAGCCATTCGTCTCCCAGTTGGCATAATCCCAGATGGTTTCCAAATCATCATCATTCAGAAGATTATTATCAATAATAACCTTGCCGATAACCTTGAATTTGCCATCTTGCATCATTGCCTCAACTACAAATTCATCGGCAGCTTTGAAATCGCTAATCTCTATGGGTCTCATAATACTTGTGTTTAATGTTCTCGTAAACCACCCTCTTTGCAGCCTTTGCTCTTCTGTTATTATCAGAAAAAACATCATCATACAAAGACATGTCTTCACTCTCAAAAGCCACATGCTCCCCTTTGTAGCAAGCATCAAAGCGGCATCCTTTTTCGGACTTAGCCGCAGTAAACTTTATCTTACCAAACTTAATCTGCATAAGCCCTATCCTAGAAAAAATATTAATGATACTATTTCAAGAGCAAACAAAAATGCTAATGCATTCTCAATTGTGAATACCTTTTTCATTGTTTCAATACAGTTTTACGTGTGTCTCACGCTCTAATTTATATTGTAAGGGGATTTATATCCCCTTTATTGTTCTTACTTTAAAACTCGATAAGTTTCGTAGAAATCGTGAAAACTCTTCAAGTAGCCTTTCTCTGTCAAAGAGTTTAAGATTTCTTTCAACTCATCCTTGGTATTATCCAAATCGAAATCATACAACTCAGCAAATGTAAAGTACTTGTTACCCCCAATTACATCAGCCATCACTTCGATATTGCCATAAACCATTGTTTCTTTCTTACTCAATCTAGTATTCATAACGAATCACAGTTTTTAAGGTGTGTCTCACCTTTTTAAAATTAGTAACCTTGTTTCTTAATTACAATGCAAAGATACAAAGAATATTTGAAATGTGCAAATTATTTAATGTATTTCCTTTATCTTTTAACGCTTATTATATGTAGACACATGAAATTAACTTTCTGTAGCAGAAAAAGCCAAAGAATCCACCATTTCATTATACATATTACCCCTATGAGCCTTTACCCAATGGTATCTTATCGCCTTGCCTTTCGCTACCTTATTATATATAGGCTGCAAATCTCCCAACCTGCAAGCCTGTATACTTTCAATAGCTACTTGGCAATCAACATATACATCAACAGAACACGAAGGAGGGCAATCACCCAATGCTTGAATGACCGCCCTTATTTCGGCTCTCACCGAATCGTTCACTTTGGCTGTGGTAAATGTATATTTCCCACTTTTGATAATCACTCCCTTATGAAGCACAAGCCAGCCACAACCACACTTTTCTTTCTTGCAAGAACCATCGGCATACACCTCATAGCGCACACCTTTAGCCTCATCAACAATCATCTGAGCAACAACCTCGAAAGAGTCATTGCTCATCACCTTGGCTATTTGCTTGGCTTTCTTCTTCATAAGCGATTAAATCAAACCTCGTTCCTTGAACTCATTCATCAATGGGGTTGCCAAGACCTCAATATCTGGATGAGGCTTTCCGGTAGTTCCCTTTGAACGCAAATCGAAGAAATGAAGCCAATCACTCACGAATGCGGTATGAATCAGCTCCGTATTGGTATCAAGAGGAAGAATAGTTCTCGCATCTTGTGGCTTCAAACCATCATCCTTAACCAAAGACAAATACATCATTTCACATACTCTATTGGCAAACCACCATTTTTCTACCGGACTCCAATGTTCATAACTACCGATGTTCTTTGATAGGTCAACAAATGTTCCACCATCAAAAGACAATGGATTAACCGCATCATTTTCGCTAACCCACTTTGGCTTGTTGATAGCAATCTCGCCTCCGAACTTATCTTTACTATAGTTGCAATATCGGGTGCTTTGTTCCGCTACGGAATCTACACGATGTCTGTTAGCCTCTCTACTTACCGCAATCTGAGTTGTAAAACGGACTGTTATTCGCTTCTCATGCCATTCCGTAGGCTCGCAAATATAGTCCAAATCCTCAAACCAGTTATTTTCAACTATCACTCTGTAGTTGGTTGTGATATAGTAGTCACTGCCAATCTGCATCACCTTTGAATATTTGTTCTCACGATAGTGCTTGACCAATAAAGACTCCGGTACAAAAAATCCTTCTTCATAGGCTACATGGAGGTAAATCGTTCCATGCTCACACATGGCAAGATGATTGCTGCTTACCATACGCTCAACGAAAGGCTTTGCGCTGTCTTTGTCTATCTTCATACTTGACGCATAACATGTGCGACCACACAGCTCTATCTGCTTGTAAACTCCATCCATACCCTCTCCTTGGGATAGGATTTCATATTTTGGTTCTAATATCTTCATGTCCTTATAAGTTTTGAAATCGACTACAAAGATAACTATTATATTCCACTCTACCAAAAATTAGCACTCAGTTTAACAACACTTATCTATATTGTGAAAAACAAAAACTTTCTCCATAAAAAAAGAGGAGAGTGCATCACGCATTCCCCTCTTACTTTAACATGGCACATATTAAGTTTACAATCTACTCATTTTATCTTTCAATTCGTGTATATCATTGAATGCTTGCAACATAGGCTTATGCCATCGCTCTTGTCGCTCATCAATCGACTGCAAGTACATCAGACTTTGGGCAAGAATAGTTCTTCCCTCATCAACGGCTAACCAAATATTGCCTACATTACCCATAATAGTATTCACGCTAGCTGTTAGTAAGCTACCCTCTGCGCCACCATCACGAGCCGCAATAGCATCCAACTTGGTATTTATGAGCTTTGCTTCCTCATACGTTCCCTCTGTGGCGATCTGCACCGCTGTAAAACGACCATTCAACTCTTCTCCTGTATCTTGGCTCATGGATTCAAAAGAACCGGAAGACGCAGACTGCTCGTAAGATTGCTTGTAACCAGTTATTTCGGCTACTTCATCTCTAATCTTCAGTCCTTCTTGAACCATTTCATCGTACCTTCCCTTCAATTCATTAATATCCGTCTGAGACAATTTGCCACCATTTGCCTTAGCTCGCTCCGTCCACTCATCATAGAATGCTTGCATATCATTACCCAACAAATCATCTACCTTAGCTTTCAGAACGGCTTGCATAAGCATCTTGGAGAAATTATCAGAGAAGTCCTGAGCAGAGGAATTCATATCCATCAAAGTATCTATGAACTCGCTCTTCAAACTATCAAAAGATATTTGCGTCAAGCTTTCTGCAAGGTCATCAGCAATATCCTCTAATGTTCCTGCCTCAGCCGCATAATCTTTCAACTTTTCGAGGACTCTTCCTCCATAATTTCCCTTACCAGTGTTCTGAATCTTGTTAACAATATCAGGATTTTGCAACAACGCATTAGCTTCATCAGCAGACCGTATGTCGCTTAGGTTTCCATTCCATTGTCTACCTATCGCTTCAGACACCTTATTGATTTGCTCTTGCGAAAATCCTCGGAAATAACGGTTAAAACTTCCATGAGAGCCATGATAACCCATTTGCGCCACCATGATGTCCTTTAGGTTTTGCTCTTTTTCCTTTTGAAGTTTTTCAGCTTTTTCTGAGTCTTCTACGGCTTTGATACCACTAGTCTTGTCTATAGAGTCACGTAATCTGTCTATTGCATCCGTCAAGATTTCATTCCTAGCCGTCAATTTGTCTATAGTCCGGTTTACTTCTTTTGCGTTTCCACCTACTCCAAACAAACTATTGAAGCCACCAAACGAGATTGTATTGAGAATATTACCGATACCGCTTACCAAAGACCCTCCTATCTGTGTGATAAACTCACCACTTAGAATGTTCTTCAATATACCATTGACCGCATTCAGAACTGTATCAATCAAGCTGCTAATCAATGTTCCGATACCATCCTTCAAAACATCAAGTATCTTCAAAATGGCAGCAACAATTTGGCCTATAAGTCCGGCTTTTGACAATCCTTCACTTAGCGCATCGCCAGCTTTCTTGCCAGCGGCTGCGGCTGCATCTGCGGCTTCCTTACCCATATCCTTCAGTCCGTCAGCCGCATTTTTAGCCTCCTTTAAAGCTTTCAATCCGTCAATTCCACCTTTAAGTTGGTCAAAACTATCCCAAAGAGATGCCAAATCGGATAGTCCAGAAGTAGAAAGGAACTCATGGATAGCAGAAATCGGTTGTGTCACATTCTGTGTCGTTTGAGCCAACTTCTGACCACTAGTACGAACTTTTGTGTTAGCCGTAACAATCTTCTTTCCGGACTCCGCTAACTGACCTTGAACTTTATTCAATTCTTCTTGTAGCCTTGTTTGCTCTGCAACATTGCCCGACTTTTTCGCACTCTCAATCTGTTCTTGCAAAACCTTAATACGAGGTATAAGCAAAGTTTCCGTTTTCGTGTATTCCTCTTGTTCAATTTTCGCATTCTTCAGAGCATCCTGATAAGCTACAACATCCCTTGCAAGGTCTTTCCAACCTAAATCACTTGTATTGCCAATCGAATTACGGATATTCTGCATAGCATCAACGATACTCTTCTGCTGGTCTGCACCCAAATTTTGGAACTTATCCGTACCTACGAACTTATCCAGATCTGCCAATAAAGGAACAAGCGCATCTTTCATAATGCCACCAACATTTCCGAAGACTTGATACCAGTCTATCTTCTGCATAATAGCACTAGCCTCAACCGAATCCGTCTCTTTCTTCTGCTCTTCTTTCAAAGACTTTATCTTCCATTGCTTGCTTGAGTCCGAATCCGTAGAGTTTTCAACCTCGCTAATCCTCTTAGCATAATCGGCAGCAATAGCTAACTTCTGCTCCTGGAATGTGCCATAAGTCTTCAGATAATCGTACATGCTTTGCGCTTCTTTAGCAATCACATCCTCATTCTGCCTTACCGCCTTATCTCGAATTGCATTCATCTGATTAGCAACGCTCATGCCTATGGTCATATTCATGCCATTAACCTTAACCGGATTACCCTTGCTATCCTTCATGGTTTCATTCAAAACCTCATTCTTATACTCTTCATCGGTTTTGCTCTGTTTCCACATATTAGCCTTACGACCCTTGCCGGAATTAACCCAAACAGCTTGGTCACGCTTTTTCCTAGCCTCAACCAATTTGTCTATACCTTCTTCTACCGCCTTTCTCTCCTTGTCGGCATTCTCGGTAATCTGAGCCAATTCCTTGCTATAACCCTCATTCATCGCATTGATGCGGTTCTTGGTCATGTCTTGGATAGCTTTCTCCGAATAGGATGAAATAGACTTGAAATAGTCCTCCTCAGCCTTCTTGCGTTCATACGCTCTTGCTTGTGGGTTATCCGTTGCACCTGTTTTCTTAGGTGTAGTTTTCTTTGTCGTTTCCTTCGGCTTATTTGCATCGGCTTTTCTTTTCGCCTCTCTATCTTTCAGAATAGAACCAGCCATAGCAACATCAAGCCTATTGGCATTTTCGTCTCTTAGCTGATTTCCTTGCTTTGTCAGCAATTTACTTCCTTTATGATTAGTTCGGTATTGCTCTTGCCTATTTAAATCTACCTTACGTCTATTAATCAAAGATTGCAACTGTTTATCCGTTAAAAATTTCATCCAACTTGGAATTTCTGTATCATCATAATGGATTTTTAAATTTAATCCATATTTCTGATTCCATATAGAAATAAGCTGGTCTGTTGAGGAAGTTAAGGCATCTATGCTTTGTTTATTTTGCTGAGCTACCCATTGTGACCTAGCCTGTGTATTATTCCAATCTACATTTTCAGCAGCCGCCTTCATTATCGCATCCTCTGCGTTTTTATAACTTGTTTTTAATTTTGCAAGATTACTCGTATGCTCCAATATCGAATGGTCAGTATTCTCTATAGTCGCTATATTGTAATGTTGTTTTTCTAAGAACGAATCAATAGGCGCAAATGTCTTTTTAACTGCATTTGTGTAAATATTAAAAGCATCTATATGCTCCTTGTAAGACAATGTGCTATCATCTACTCTTTGCTTCAACTTAGCCAGCCTATCTAAAACCTCATCTGTTGCTATGGAATTATACATCATTTGTATTGATGTTATATCTTCATTATCTACATGTTGCCCACCTTGATACCAATGACCGGATAAGTCTTTGCTAAAATTGTCATCTTCTTTGTTTCTTGCTTCTGTGTATTGGGAAGTGGCAGACATTAAAGCATTAGCCTTTTCTCTTTCAGCATTCTCCAATTGTAAAGTTGCAAGAAATTCATCATGCTTGCCTTTAAGTGTTGTTAAATTATCCTTTTCGGCATCACACTTAATTCCGAACTGCTCGTAGGTTTGGATAAGTTCTTCTTTAGCTTTGTTGTAAGCATCAGTTCCTTCCTTAGAAGACTTCATTACGTTAAGCAAACCATCAACTTTCGCTCTTGTGTTTTCAGCAGAATCTCCAAAATGCTTAGTGTCAACAGAAATATCTTCCTCTTCACCTCCGAACATAGCAACGGCACTAGCAAGCGTTGTTACCAATGTTATAATACCAGTAATCGGATTTGCGAGCATAGCAGCCCACATTCCCTTTAAAGCCATAGTTGTAGATTTTACCGCATTACTAAGCATTAATTCAGCAGTTGTCATTATTTTAACACTTGCGGTATGGATGGCATTTTTTACAGTTGAAGCAGCCGTAGCTAAAGTACTAGCCTTTTTCGTAGTCGTATTGGTAGCTTGACTAACAGAATTCAACTGCGTTTGTAGTGTTGCTTGTCTCTCTTGTAATTGCTCACGAATAAGCGCAGCTCCTCTTTGCTGACTTGCAATTGTTGAAATATTTGTTTGAGCAATATTCACTTTCTTCGCAGCGGTTTCTAAACGTTCCTTTGCTTCTAGTGCGTTCACGGCATTACCCTCGGAGTCAAAAGCCAAGTTTGCACCATCAGCGGTTTCCTCAACCAATTTTTGAGCCTCTGCAAAGGCATCTTGGGCATCTTGCAAATCATTCAAGGCTGATGTATATTGTCTAGCCAACTCTACATCCCTATCATCAAGATTTGATATTTTCTCCGTAGTAGTCTTCAAATCATCTTTAAGAGACTCTATTTTTTGTTGACGAAGTTCCTCGGTCTTTCTTTTTTCTTCATCAAGTTCTATCTGGCTTTGTGCTGTTGCTTGTTGCTGAGTCTGTAAAAGTTCACGTTTCGTCTCTAGTTGGGAACGCATTTGTGCCGAAATAACGCCCTCTTGCTCGGCTGCATCTAACCTTGCCTTTACAAAGTCATCGGACACAGCAGTATCTCCAACAATACTTGCCAAGTCTTGTTGTTTGCTTACTCGCTCTTGCTTTTTGTCCTTACCCAGCGACTTGTAGTTTGAGTTCTCTAGGTCTTGCAAACGCTTGATTTCTGCATCAATTCCCTTCATCATATCATCGGCTTGTTGCGCTTCCTCAGCTTTGCGAATAGAAGCAGCCGCCATTAATGATGCACGATAAGAACCAACAGCTATTGTAGCTACACCAATAATTTTTATTACCTCTTGCCAATTCTCTACCATAGCAGAAATAATTGACAATCCACTAGAGAACACGCCCTCGGATTTTTTGCCGATTTCGTTGAACGCTTGCTGGATGGAATCGCCAATGTTACTCCACTGCCCCTCCAAGGTCTTTGATTGTTGTTCCATCAAGCCTCCGAAGCGTCCACCTGCTTGCGTCATGTTGGCGATAGCTTCCTTGAAGATGTCTGATGTCACTTTACCCTTGGAAACAGACTCTTGAACCTCCGTTGTGTTTTGGTGTAAGATTTTACCCAATTCTTCTGCTAATGGGACACCTCTACCCATGAACTGACGCAAATCCATTGTGAACATTCTTCCTTGCGAAACGGTCGTTCCATAAAGATAAACAAGGTCTCCAAGCGGAATGTTCAAGCCCGAAGCAATGTCACCAAGCTGGACAAGGGTTTTGTTAACATCTTTCGCTTCCGTTCCGTATGCCAAAAGTTGTTTTGCGCCACCCGTAATGCTGGACATATCGAAAGGTGTATGAGCTGCCGTTTGGATAAGTTCGTCCATCAATTGCTTAGACTTATCCGCACTACCAAGCATGGTATTGAAAGATATTTCAAGTTGCTGGAATTGGGAACGAGTATTAAAGATACTACCTGCCAGTTGTTCAAATCCTAAGCCACCAAGTAATGTTGCCGAAAGCATGTGAGCATCGCCAGTAACTCTTTGGAACAAACTAGTCATTCCTTCTCCAGCAGTCGGAGCTGACTTCATACGTTCTATCATTTGGCTCATGCTATCGGTCAACATATTTGTTGCCTCTTTTGCCGGATTTGCTGAACCTGCATACAAAACATACTCATTCCGCATATTCTCCAAGGTCTGACGAGCACCGACAGCACCCCCTTCTAAGTTCTTCAACTGAGCTGTTTGACCTGCCAAAGAGCCTTTTAAATAGTCAATATTCTTCTGTAAAGAATCTATGGATGACTTATCCGTTGTAACTCCAAGAGTTAATCTCTTGTTCGTGATTTGCTGTTGGATTTTCTCTATTCGGTCTTTGGTAGCTTGCATTTGAAGTTCATAGCTATAAACTTCCCTTGCGACTGCTTGCATCTTCTTATTAAACTCGGAAGACATCACGTAAGCGGCTCTTGAAGCAGCTTGTGTCAAGTCCTTTAAGCGATTGCTAGCATCCGCATATTTTTCCGTCAAATCCGCAACAATAGCTGGGTCGGTTGACTTATTGGTCTTCAGCAACTCAGCCCTCAACTTTTCACACTCGGAACGAAGTTTCGTAACCTCCTCGAAATTCGCTTTGACATCGAATCTTAATTCTGCCATTTTTTATAATTTTATTGGCAAAATTAATTAATAATCAAAGGAATAACGAAAGAATAAAGGCGTGCTATTTCACTAAAGATTTAAGTGCAAAAATTAAGGTATAGATACTAAAAAAGCCTTCCACATTCACATGCAGAAGGCTCGGTCTTGTTTACTTATTTTTCTTCTATATATAAAGACCGTCAAATCACGACAGTCTGTAATTCTTTTAAAATTGCTTCCTACCAAGGAATCGAACCTTGGATAACCACCATGTAGGAAGTTCTTCTCCACTAAACCTTACCTAACTCCACTTCACTCCACCAAACCACTCTTTACCTTACCAGACCTAACCCAGCCTTACCTTACCCTACCTTTGTAGTTATGTGAATTATTTCTTTTCGACTCTAAATGCTCCATAAAGCTTTCTATAAGTACCGACATGATAGCGAAGACCTGCAATCTCGGCCACCTGTAATACTTCCTCCTCGTTCAATTGAGTCTCATCAAACCAGCATGTAATTTCTTCTTATCTCAGTAACCATGCTTACCTCTTCACGGCTAAAACATTTCTGATTTCGTTTGCAAAGATAAGCATAGTTTCTGAAACATGCAGTTATTTAGTGTATTTCTTTATTCTTTTAAACTTTATTTTCTTTTAGAAACCTATTTTAAAGATTACACATTATTATAATTAATAACAAAGTTTAGTTTCCTCGCTAATCTGATAATTTATTAAGATTATCCTTTAAGTCTATGAAAACGTAATCCTTTGCCGTTATTTTTATAACTTTTGTTTTTGCTTTTGGGTAGTCCAACAACCCCTCTCCCCAAACATCACATAATGTCAACTTTACACGTTCGCTTCCATGCAACTCTTCAATCAAGACAGTCTTTGATATTTCATCATCAAGATCATAGAGTTTGCTAAACAAGGAAGATACGTTTTCAGAATACTCTAAAAGCGTTCCGGTTGGTCTTTTTGTTAAAGATTTGATTTTTTCAATTATCTCTAATTCTTTTTCAAATTTTTCTACTAATTGCTTGTCTGACTCTTCGTTTTTTGCCAATAAAGACAAATCACTTGCCATTTTGTTTACACAGCTATCCACTCTTTGAAAAGACCCGACCTTATCATAAAAAGACCATCTCCAAGACATTGCCTTAGAAAAATCATCGCAACTTACGATTTTATTACTCATGTTTATTGCCACTTCGTTTTCTATTGAGCTATTCCAATTCGTAATAAAATCAGCTGTTATAAATTTTAGTCCATATATAAGGCGAATCGAAGACATACGTATATCTTTAGCCTTAGACTTGCAAATAGCAGCATTCTCTGCCTTCACTTGGTTGGAATGGTACACGTAGCCACCAATTCCGCCACCTATCACAACGATAGCTACGATGATGGCAATTATCACTTTCTTCTTCATAATCACATTTATTTAAACTGTTAATATCCTAAGTTTACGACACTCCAAGAGCCATCACTATTCTTCTTGACAACACCATGCAAATCTACGAATTTTTTCTGACCACCATAGGTTGAACGTAAAGAATAAGAAACAGTGACCTCACGTCCACTAACGCTTTCTTTCTTCACCTTGAATACATTGGAGCTTTCCGCACCTACGGAACTTGAAGCATTGCTAACATTCCACTCTTTTTGAAGAGCATCCTCTATTGAATACAGGTCTTCATCCGAAACATACACATCGGTCTCACTAGAAGAACTGATAGCATTTGCTTTTTCGTATTCTCTTGGGTCTTCACGCTTCCCATCTCTCACGATATATACATAATGACATGATTTCAAGTCTTTCACTATCAACGATTCCAAATTCCAATCTTTAGGATTCCTATAAGGAATTGAGACTTTCATATCATACGCAAATTTCCCATTTTTTCCTTCCACAACACCCTCTACAGTTCCTTTATCACTAAAGCTACCATTCTGATCATTATAACCCTTATTGTTATAAAACTGACTATCAATCACCTTATAGCTTTTGCCAAAATATTTTTTTAAAACCAAGTCACGTTTTGGCATACAGGAATCCTTGGATATAGCTCGTATTTCATGCTGTTCCCACTCTTCAGCTATCATCTTGTCTCTTTCATAGGCAACCTCTATTGCGTAACCACAAATGACAACAATTACTGCAATAATGGCTACGTAAGCAATTTTCTTCATAATCACATTTATTTAAATTGTCAATATACTAACTTTACAACACTAAACCTGTTAATTCGTTTATTTACGAATTGGATGTATTCCTATGATACTTTTCATATCTTTGTCAAAGAACACTTCATATTTAGTGCATTTTCTATTTTTATCCACAAAAGAGCCATTAATCTTAGTTGGTGAAATGGTGGCGTAATATCCACATAACTCTTCTTTGGCAGAAGACGAGGTGGAAAGAATATCCGCTCTTTCCAGCAACCCCTTTGCATTGGCTTCTTGATTAACTATCTTTCCATAAACATAATTAATGTTATTGCTTGACAAGTCCATGTTTCTCATCAAGGAATCATTCTGCCACAAGGAATTATAAGCTGTCATCATAAGGACAGATGATGCCGGATTGCAGTTGAACTCTTCTAGTTTTTCTATATGTGGGCAATCAAAGCCTCTATCCTTAACTAGTGCATCCGCTTTATCTTCTTTGGAGGTACAACTTACCAATACAGATAGAGCCAAAGTAAATACAAAACATATCTTCTTCATAATCCCATACTTTTAAATTATTGAACATAGTGAGGAACACCCCACGTTACTTATCTATATGCAAAGTTATCGGTTTGCCACAATGAGGGCAAACAAAGGAAATACCCTGTTGGTCGTTTTCGTCCGCTACAAGCTCAGAAAGAGATACACCTATTATATCGGCAATCTCTTTTGCACGCGATATAGACATAGTACCATTTATAAGTTGAGCGGTTAATGATGGTTGAGCGATACCCAACCTTTCTGCAACCTTTGATATGGTAAATCCACTTTCTTTTATTGCTTTCTTTATATCCATAACATTATAGAATTAATTATATATTATATTATGGTGCAAAGATAGCTAAAAGATTTGAAAGTACAAAGGATTAATAGATTTATCTTTATAAAATTAAAAATATTATAGAAATCGGACTATAAAAGTGAATAAAGGTTAAATATAGAGAGAAACTTATATTTTTGTTTGGTAGTATAGAAAAAAATCTATATCTTTGCAATGTCTTTAAGAGATAAAGGCTTTGAAGTTTAACTATTAGATGCTGCTATGCAGCCGAGTCGGCACTCGTAAAACGGTATAGTGATTATGGCTACTACATTAAGAAATACATTGAGTGAGGTAATGAAGCTTGCTTGGCAGTTCATCAAGAAGAATGGCTACACAATGAGCGAGGCTTTAAAGGTTGCTTGGATGAACATCAAGCTGAAGGGTCAGATGAAGAAGCGCATCGTGAAGTTCTACTTCCAGAAGGTTGATGGCAGCTTGCGTGAGGCATTCGGCACATTGAGTGAGAAGGTTATCCCAGCTACACAGGGTGCAGGTCGCAAGATGAATGACACTTGCCAAGTGTACTTCGATACCGAGAAAGAAGAATGGCGTTGTTTCAAAAAGGCAAACCTTATGAGAGTTGCATAACAGATTTCTAACGATTTAAAAAGAAACTAGATATGGGCGCAAAGATTATCGTGATGCAAGGCAACATGGTTGCTACCATCGAAGAGACGAACAAGGACGCATTTATCAAGCGTGGTGAGTATAAAGAGACCGAGCTGGACAGACATAAGCGTGAGATTGATTTCTTGATTACAAGCATCGCAAACCGCTACGAAGTGACATTCAATCACAAGGTAGAGCTGAAAGAAAGCCGAAGCATCAAGAAAAGCGAATATTTCGATAACATCTACTACGTTACCGAGAACGCATTGAACAAGCTGAAAAAGCAATACTCATACGAGTGTGATTTGTAATAGATTTCGTGAGGCACACGCTAAACTGCACCGGACTTTGAACATTAAATATTTAAGAGATATGGATAAGAATTTGATGGATGCTCTTTATGTGCGTTACAATGATAAGTTTGGCGTGTTGAGCGACGATGAGCGTGAAATTATTTCACATATATTGGGTACTGATTTAACCTTGGTTCTAAACAAAGAGAATATGGAGGTGTACCTGTTAGTGCCTTTGACAAGAAACCACAAATTTGAGTGTAAGGGCAATTACATTATCGTGGATGGCAAGAGGTTTGATTCTGACATCTATTTCCGCAAGTATGGTTGCCAATGGATTCAGATGCAATCTAAAGAAATGCTATCAATGGTAGCGTAATATAATAAGGTGAGGCACACCATAAACTGCACATTATCTTTGAGGTTTAACAATTAAATTCCGTGAACAATGGAAAGAAGAAGTAATGTGCAGCAACGTGCCGCAATAGTTGGTCGTGCTGGTGAGGGCAGAAGTCCTCCGAAGTAAAACAAACGTTAATGTTCCAAACAAAACACTAATGCGTTTGCAAGTTAACAAGAAAAGCATTAACTTTGCAGCCGAAAATAACAAGGTTGTGAAGTCACGAGCACGGCTAATGAAGATATAGATTATATTTTTAAAATTTAAAATTAAATATTTTCATTTGCTCCAAGCGTGGAGTATTGTCATTCCGTCCATCGCTCTACAATAGTGGATGAATGACACAAGCCCTGTCCGCACTCGTGACTTTAGCGGATGGGGCTTTTCGTTTCCACCACAGCCAAATATAAATTATCAACAAATTAAGAAATGAAAGATTATTTAGAAAAGAATTTGAATGATGCACCCATGCTGGGAGCATTTGTAAATCAGAGTGAGAAAATCAAAGTTGAAGGCTTTGAACTCATCAAGGTAGAAGAACGTGATGGTAAGCAAGCCATCAACGCAAGGGAGCTGCACCAAAAGTTGGGAAACAAGAGGCAATTTGCCGATTGGATTAAGCAGCGAATTGAGCAGTATGGATTTATTGAAAATCAAGACTATGAGGTTTTTCACAAAATTGTGAAAAACTCAAATGATGTTGAAAATCAAGACTTTTCTTCATCTGATAATTTTGTCAAACGAGAAAAGGGAGGCCGAAGTCGCAAAGAGTACGCCCTTTCGCTGGATATGGCTAAGGAGTTGTGTATGATCGAGAACAATGAGAAAGGTAGGAAGATTCGCAAGTACTTCATAGAGGTTGAGAAGAAGGTAAGAATGCAGAGCGTTCCATCTTTGCCCGATTTCACCAATCCGGCTATAGCAGCAAGAGCTTGGGCTGACCAGTTCGAGAAGAACCAAGTGCTGACCTTGGAAAACAAGCAGCAGAAGGAGGAACTTGCCAAGGCATCGCAAGAAATCGTAGGACTTAGCGCACAGATTACAACGATGAAGCCTAAGACTACTTACTTCGATGTAATGATGAAGAACAAGAGCACAAGCGTGATTACATCAATGGCGCAGGATTACGGAATGAGTCCGCAAGCATTCAACAAATTATTGCATGAACTAGGCATCCAACACAAGGTTTCTGACCAATGGGTCTTGTACCGCCAATACTTGGATAAGGGATATGTGAATAGCGAGCCAGTGACCATCACGCACAATGATGGAAAACAAACCATCAAATACAATACGAAGTGGACTCAGAAAGGACGTTTCTTTCTCTATGAGTTCCTAAAAGAGAAAGGCATCTTACCTTTGATTGAGAAAGATAATGGTGAGACACACTAGGACAACTGTAAAAGCCCCAACCTCTAACGAGATTGGGGCTTTCTTTATTTTTACATTTTCCTTTTATCTACTCCATAGAACAACAAGCACTTTTATACTAATATTCAACGACTTGTATTTTTATTACAAAAGTATTGTTATTTTACATTTCGGCTTCATTGTACTCATAATCCCATAGGAACAATTTGCCTTTGACGTTTCTAATCGGCTCATCGAACAATTTAGCATTCTTCAAGAACCAATGATATTGGAAATCTTCAGCAAACGCATCCGGATAAGCCTCATGAAATTGAATATCATCCAACTCTACGCTGCCGATAATGGCTGAAGTTGGCAAGTCTTTGAAATCCGGAATAACAATACCATGCTCTTGGCAATATTTCTTCATTGCGCTCTCCTGCCATCCGTCAAGTTTTTCGGGTTTGGCTTGGCTAGCATGGATAAGGAAACGACCACGGAATTTTCTATTCCATGTTCTGTTTTCAATGGTCTTGCAGCCGATAGCGATTAACCAAGCATACGGCTGGCGAATTGATAATACTTTCATAAGCTCATTGTTTTATTATTTGCATCCGCAAAGGTAACAAAAACCTTCGAGAAATGCAAGGAAACTCTAATTTATTTTCATGTTTTCTAAAAATAATCTTGAAATTGTTTGCATATTTCAAATATTTTTCGTATCTTTGCAGTGTAATCAAAGAGAGATTGCAAAGGGGATGCCGAAAACCTGAAAGAGTAGGTAAAATGAAATCCCAAAGCCGTATGAGAGTTTACATTTCAGTTCGGATTTGGAAAATCAAAGTTGCTCTTACAATTGAATTGTAAAGCTTAGATTTCCAAAAGGGAGGTGGTGTTACCCCACCGCCTCCCACCTTGGGATTTCGTTGCAAAGGTACGAAATTTATTTCAAACCACCAAATTTTTAACGTATGGACACAAACGAAGAAAAGACAATCAAGTCATGGGGAGGTGCAAGAGAAGGCTGTGGACGAAAGAAGAAATGCGCTAAACGTATGTTCTTTTCTGCTACAGAAGAAACGCTCGACATCCTCAATTCCTTAGACGGAAACAAGAGTGACTTTATCAACGAATGCATCCTAAAAGCGGTAAGAGGTTAGACCCTCTTCCGTCTTTTCTTTTTGATTCTGTCCCAATCCGGTTTAAGCACATCCATCGTGCCGACCAACGCCTTATACTTGTCGCCAAGTTCACCTTCATTCATAGATGAACGGAAGGTATACATCTTGTATCGTTCATGCTCAGGTACGTATAATCCCACCATCAAGGAACGGACTCCATCTACCTCCTGCTCCGGTGCTATCAATACAAGCCCCTCGTTCATGCTTTCCAACTTGAAAATCTTTGAGGTGACAACCTCATAATAGTCTAGTATATTCATATTCTTGTCTCCTATAATTATTTTGTACGTTCAAACACTTCAATATACTGGATAGAGCTACAATCAATATATTTACGTGTAAATACTACTGTACTTCCAGTCCCAATCATAAGTGTTCTGTTCTTTGTATTGCAATTGAAAGAGGTTTCACCACCAACACTATTGAAGTCGAAACTTATCTTTGCTCCACCTACCAAGTTGATATTTCCTCTAAGACCTTTGTTTTCGGCTTCGCCCAATATCACATTCACATGACCTGCATCCATATTCTCCTATAATTAATTGTTAAACACCTTCTTTACTAAATATGCGAATGATGGAATCGCTATCAATGTAGTCACAACTTACATCCGTATCAATTATTGTCACAATATGTTCCTTTTCGTTGTAGATAACATCATCTGTAGTAGTAAACTTCTTTATATGCTTACTAAAATTTACATGAGATACCTGCCCATATACAAGTGTAATTGTCACAAGGCAACCACACTCCTTCGCAACTTCTATAATATTTTTGATAAAATCAATCTTCATAGCTTTATTATTTTAATTCTTGTTCTACGATGTCGAAATTGTCCCACGTTTCTCCTTCGCTGTCTGAGATATGGAAGAAAGAATCTGAGATATTGTATAGATAATCATCGCAATTCAAAACTCGCTTGTAATTCTCCAAAGTGTTTATCCCTTTGTGTGTTATCGCTCTTCTTGCCTTATCTATGGTAGAGAAGACTTCTGCATCAACCTCCACTGCTTCACCCAATCCATGTTGGTATGAAGAAATTACTACATATACTTTCATAGCTTAAACATCATTATTTCTTACGCTACCTTAGATAACGTTTCTTTGTCAATCTCAATCCATTGGCAAGCATCCTTGCGGAAAAAGATTTCACTCTTGATATACTCACCATCCACATCAATGCTATCATCCTTGCAGACAAATGTATGGTTCTTTGTCAAAGGTACAAGAAGGTACGTTTTACCCTCTCTCTTGCGTTCTACAAGCGTTTTGTCTGTCCCAAGGATAATTGATACTCTTTCGTCCTTATCGTCCTTTAGAACGCCTATTTTATCTGTATGCTCGATATAGAGCACATTCAGAAAATTCTCATCCATTTTCTTATGCATTAATCATTCTGTTATACTTTTTCTTATTAACACCTCGTTTAACGGCTTCATAGAGCAAAGTCAAAGCTAATGCTTCATCCTTTACTTTCAAAGCCTTCAAGGTATCTCTTTTGACGTTATAGTTCTCATTAACCTCACACAATGGTACGTAGCCTTTGTGCTCGAAATTTCTTCGACCAATCGCCCAAATCTCATAGCCATCCGGAAACTCGTTTGTTGTCTCGAATACATAATTGCCATCAATAAACTTTTCCATAATCAATTGTATTAAGTTCTTTACCTTATCTTTTCTTACTCCTCCCATCGGAAAGCGTTAGGGTCTTTTACGACCTTTTTACTGGCTTCGTCCCACATATAACCATCCGTAAACCATTTAGGGGCTTTACCATTGATTACTCGTTTTGCATCGGCTATGCTAGCATAGTCCGGTTCAGCAATATTATCAATGCGAACGGATACCTGACCAAATACGTCCTCCACCTTGGTAATATGATGCCCTTTGTAGAACACTTCTTTCAAACACTTAGCGATTGTCTCCATATCTCAAATACTTTAAAAGTCCTTAACTAAAGGGGTGATTAAAGGCTCACCCCTATTAAAGCCTCGCCAAACACCTTAGAACGTGTATATATCTTTATGCAACTCGCAAGAAGTTGTAAGCCTTGAATTGTCTCCATGCGCCCTTTTCTTCATCCCAATAGCGGATGCAATCTCTTGATGCTGCATGCCCTGTACCATTTGGAGTATAGTCAATGTGACTCTGAAGGAGAGTACCAAAGGCTTGTCTTACCTCACCATTCATCTTCATGAAGAAGAACTCTACCACCTTGGTCTTCATCGCTGCCTCAAGCTTTACGACCTGCCAAGCCTGTTTCAAGCACTCAACCCAAGACATTGAACTTGATTTCAACTGATAGGCTCTATGCGCCAACTGCATTACCTTTCTCATCTTGTTCTTAATTGAAGTAGTCATATCCTCAAACCGTTTTACGAGTGCCGACTCGGCTGCATAGCAGCAATTAATAGTTAAACTTTAAAGCCTTTATCTCTTAAAGACATTGCAAAGATACGAAATAAAACCATACAAACCAAATTATTTTCAAGAAAACGAATGACTTTAATCATATTTTAACATAACTAGGTATGTATGACCTTTTTCTTAACAGAACTTCACATTGTATGATTTAATTCAATCAATACAAGAGAAAAATTTGGTAGTTTCAAAAAACTTTCTTATCTTTGCAGTCGAAATTCAATCATACATTATTATATTATAAATATGGACGTTAAATCAATAATTAAAGAAAAGGGCTTTACTATCGAACAGGTTGCTAAAGAAATGGGTATATCAAGAGTTACTTTTACCCAAAACCTCAGCCGTAACCCTACGATGAGGACATTACAGCGTATTGCCGATGTATTAGGGTGCAAAGTCGGTGACTTCTTCAAAGACGAAATAGTGCCATCCGTTCCGCAATCTCCGGCTATCATCTGCCCCCATTGCGGCAAGCCTATCGAGTTGGAGATTAAGGCAAAGGAGGGGAAATGATATTCCTCTCCTTTTACTCTTCTATTCTTTCTCCTTCAAAAAGCCTATACCTGCATGAACATTACCCAACTTATACCAAGACTGGGTTAAAGTCATAACATAACTACTGAAGGATTCTTCCCCAATATCAAGTGTGAAGTCTTCATCTACATCAGGCTCTCCATGTCTTACGTACCCCTTATTCGGGGTGTATAGCAATCTATGATATGAGCCGCTCTCACAAATATAAAGTCCGCTATTACGCCAATCTGAACTCCAAAATTCCGGTTTATTCACGTAACAAAGCATTACATCACCATCGTAAATAGGAATACTATGACTTCGCTCATCCTTTTCTCCAACAAACTCTTCGCTGTCAACATTGTCAGACTGACGGATAACAGATACGATGGAGTAACCATTTCCAATAAAGTCCGCTATATCAACATATGTTCTTTGCTCTCTAAGGTCAAATTCCTGTTGGCTTCTTACGCCATCTTTCTCAAAGATTACAAGTATTCTTGTGTACTTATCACCAAAATTGACCATACTTAGAATCAAGCCGTTGTTCATGTAAGACGCATAAGCTTCTTTGGCTAGTGTTAATACACGCTCTAGATATTCCAATGGCTTGTATCTAACTAACCAAGACTGACCTTTATGTATCTTTTGCAAGTACGAATACATATTCATCGCCTCGCATTCATCTATTCCATGCTTCTTGCAGACCAACTTAAACTTATCCGGATAAACACTAGTTACAAGTCTATCCAATTCGTCCATAGCTTGCATGGCTTTCAAACAATCATTTGCTTCCATTTTACTAATCTTTAAGTTTCTCAATTATATAACCACGACCTGTATAGGTACAAGACAAGCCGATATACACTAGCTGATGTAAAAGCCACAATTCTTCAATTAACGGCAATCTATCACACTTCACAAACTCATCTTCATCCTCAAAATCAGATGCCTTTTCCAATATTTCTTCCTTTGTCATTGCTTATATTGTTTATTCTTAAATACTATCAAACACACCATCCGCAACGACCAACGTACAACTCGCTTTCTAGTTCGTTACAGATGTCATAATATTCTTTATCAGTTATATTATAGCGGTTTAGTACTTCCTTTGTTGGAGGCTTTGGGTCAAAGTGCATATCGGCACAAGCATAAGGCTCTGCATCTTGAGCATGATGGTCATACATATCACCAAAATCATTTTGTTCGGCATTCTTTCCATTAATGGTAAATACCTCCAAACGGCAAGGTAGCGTATTCATTGGTTCGATAACTAGCTTCATACACCTACACCTCCATTTCTAAGTTGATTTTAAAAGCAAATAGGATATGCTGTAACTCGTGAACGTAATTGATATACCCTCCCATAATATCATTATTTATTGAAACAGACCAACTAATACCGCCGTCTGTGCAAAGTTTAATTCTTGGAATACGACTATGCCTAAAGTATATTTGTCCCTTACTCCATCCATTCTTAAGAAGAATGGCAGATGTAAGGAGCATTGGCTTTATTTCATCAATACCAACAAAGCAGTACACCAATCCTTCTTTAGGGCAAGACAAGTCAAAGTGGCTTCCTTCTCTTGGCTCTTTGACTACCATGATTTTGTTGTCATACATAACAACATCACCAACTATATATTTCTGTGCCATACGCTTTAATCTTTGCTATTAATGAAATCCTCATACTCACCTATCGTGATTTCCTTTAAATCAGAGTTATGCTTCTCGGCTCTGATGCTGTCATCAAAGTAAACAAAAATACGGTCTTTGTGACGGAGTAACTGAGTAATAGAGAAACGGCTAGCTTGAGGGACTTCTATATTCAGTTCCTTCATTACCTTGATATGGTTAGTAACTGATTTATAGGAGAGAAGGACGGAGGCTATTGCCTTGCCTTGCTTGTATCGCTTATTAGGCGCAATAGCTATATAGTAACCGTCCTCCAATTTTACACCGTCTATCTTCTTCCACACCTTCTTATCTAGCGTATCGTAACGCTCAGAAGGTACCCAGATAGCGGTTATCTCGTACTCTCGCAGCAAGCTGCTGTTAGGCTAATAGCCCTGATATTTTTCAAATTCGAAACCTACGGCTTCTTCCACTCTTTTCATGTAGGCTTGATGATCTTCAAATTCGGCATCGAGAATACCCTTAACATATTCATAAGCCTTTGTTCTTTTTTTTGCTTCGTACAACATACGCTTTACTTTTTATAGTTGCTATTCTCCTTATACCCACCACTTACAAGCCATTGACCAAATTGTTCAAGACTTTCTATGTTATTTATAAGACTCCATTTGTCACCTATATCATCAGTTGTATAAGCTATAAAAGTCTTATGTGTGAGCACATTCCAACAGATTTCCAATCTGTGTAAAATGGTTTTTCTAAAATTATATCTTGCTGCCATACGCTTTACTTTTTACGATGATTATACTTTTTGATAGCATCCTTCTTAGAAGCTGCCATAATTTTAACACCCTTAACGACAAACTCATGCTGCTCCTTTGGCTGACACTTCTGCTTATCAGAAGTAATATTGCCGCTTGGTGCGTCAAGTCTAGGACTTGAACACCCGAAAATATCATCTTGTGCATAAGCTGCCGTAGCAGCCATTATTAACGCCATTCTCATTAAATTTCTACTCATACACTTTACTCCTTAACTTCTTTAAAAATTACATTTTTATGGTCTGAGCGTTCTTTGATGCTACAAGGGTATAGCTGCCATACTTCACAAAACTTCTTACTATCAAAGAAGCACCCTTTGCAAGATTCTTTATCAGTCTCAGTAACTTCAAGAGTTACTCTTTCTCCAACTTCAAGCTCTTTCATAATCAAAACGCTATTCTATAGTCCTTTCCTCTCAAAGTAGGTCTCTTTTTGAGGATGAACTTTGTTAAATCTTCAAAATCTATCGGGAAGAGCGCACAATATTTATACTTCAATGTGCAAACAAATCTTCCGTTGAGCATAACATCAAATACAAATGATTTCATTGATTACCTCCTTCCTTTGGAAGTAAATCATCAATATAGAGCCATCCCTTAAAATATCTTTTAAAATCTTTAGGAGTCATATCATCACATACCCATCCTTCTGGATTACGGAAATATACACATAATTCCGTACTTCCGTTTTTGAACTTAACCAAACATGTAACGCAACATTCTCCTTGCTTAATGTTTGGCTTTTCGCTAGCAGTATGCCATAAGTCCTTAAGGAACTCTTCCTTAGTTAATCTCTTTTCCATTTTTCAGTCTCCTTCACATAAAGTTTCGTTAACCTCGTCATTGTATGTGTGAGTAACCGGATTGTACTCGGAATGGGTCGCATCTACCCTACCTTTCCGGTTAGTGAAATAGATAGCATTTCCATTGTCATAAAACCTGTACACTGTTATACTATCTACAACAAACAATTTCTCGACCTTGAATTTATCAACAGAATCCGAGATTTGGACTCTTGTACCCTTACCTTTGCAACCTACCAAAATGGCGGCAACGGAAATTATCATAATTACCTTTTTCATATCAACTTCTTTTCTTCTTGAAGAATACGTCATTCATCGTACCCTAATATACTAAAGAACTCATCCATTTTTGGATTTAGATTGTTTGCCATTAACATATATGCCGGAACGGAGCGACCGATATTGCACTCTAACTTCAATGCATGTATCATTACTGAAGCTTGATGGCTTGAAATCTTAACCCTATCCAATCTGGAAAGTATTTCGCTCTGCGAATCTGCATTACGAAACACTTTCTTGATAAGACTTTCTATGTACTTACGCTGCTTGTCCGTCATTGCTCTTATTGTGCTCAAGAGACTCAACCAAAGCCTTCAGCCCATTGAAGGTAGCATCCACCAACTCCTTGCTATCGGAAGCATCAAAATACCAATTTCCAATAATCTTGCTATTATTTTCGGCAAACATCGTAATACTCGTATGAGTATTTGAAGACGACATCTGGATAGACTCCTTTGTTCTACCCATGAGGCTGGCAATCTTTGCCAACACCTCTACATAAACATTATTCTTTTCCACTTTCTTCTTACAGTTTTTGTGGTGTGTCTCACCTTTTTAAAATTAGTAACCTTGTTTCTTAATTACAATGCAAAGATACAAAGAATATCCGAAATATGCAAACTTTTTAATGTGTTTCTTTTATTCTTTAATATATCATAACACATAACACCAATAATTTACTGACGTTAACACAAAAATCCCCACCACTACATTATTATATATAGTGATGGGGTAAACATTTAAAACAAAATAGCATTATGGATTTCTACGATTACTATCAAACTAAATCGTCCACATAAGCCCATTTATAGATGGCGTTTGATTTCGTGAACCTATTCCACCATTCCTCGCCTAAGAAATTCAGATGCTTGAAACGCTTGCGAACCTTGGTCAGACCGACAATGCGTCTGTTATACTCAGGCAGCTCTTCAACAGAATGCCAAGCACCTTCTTTTTGATATTTCATTCCCATTTCCAAGGCTTGCTTGGCTATCTGTCTTGCACCTTGATTAAAGTCTATCTTATCAATCAACAATTCTAAGTCCATAATCAAATAACTTTTATGTTAACTTTGTCTTCAAAAAACGCTTCTAGCACTTCCTTGGCTTTTGCATCCGCTTCATCCAAGTCTTTGCATTTGACTACTTGAACACCATAACCTATAGGGTTACGCAATTCATAACTACCTTCAGCCTTAACCAACCGGAGAAAAATATCTCCACCTTTGAAGCAGTACGAATATCCTTCAGTTGCCTCGTTCCATTGTCTAACTATGTTCCTCACCGCCATAATATTTTTGCACTTTTACCAATGTAGCACTAGCACCCTTAATGTAGGCTGCGATAATGACATTTCTATACAGCTCACTATTTTCCTTATCAATTCCTACCAAACCTTCTGCTGATTTCAAAGTCTCAATTGTAAATTTATAAGCCTCCTCTACTATCCAGCTAGGAACTCCATTTGAAATCAAATTCTCACAATACTCATTCATAATTTAACCTTTTAAAATTAGTGGATGACAAGGGATTTAAACCCTTGTTGGTGTCAATTCCTCCCCAGTGACCTGGTTTGACATACTCCCTCGCTACTTGCAAGGAATTGTTGGGTGACTAACGTGGCTGCACCCTTGCGATTGCTCGGACGGCTTACTACCACTACCCAATTCGGCAATGCCCTGCCGAAGTATATTCTCAGCTGCGAAGAGGTCTCTAGGATGGACTGCACCACAAATAGGACAAGTCCAAATCCTATCACCCAATGACAGCTTATCATTCTTATAACCACAAGTACAAAGGCGGCTCGAAGGGAAGAATCGGTCAATCTTATGAACCTGAACGCCATATTTTTTCGCAACGTGTTCCAACTTCAAGACAAAATCACCATGAGCCAAGTCAGACATCTTGCGTCCCCAATTACGCTTCATTCCCTCCAAGTTCAAATCCTCCAAGCAAATCAAGTCATAACGCTTGCACAACTCATGCGCCATCTTCCATTGGAAATCGGAACGCTTGTTCACGATGTTTCGATACAATCGCTCCAACTCCAACTTCTTGCGTTTGCGGTTGTTGCTGCCCTTCTTGAACTTCGAGAGGTTGCGAGACCTGCGTCTAAGCTCCAACAAGTCAGTTTTAAGGAACTGAGGATTATCAATCTCACGCCCATCGCTCAAAGTCATGTACTTCTTCAATCCAAAGTCGATGCCCACGGATGCACCATCATGTGACTTTCCGTAAGACTCGGCTTGCTTGTCTAAGCAAAGGACGATAAAGTACTCGCCCAACTTGTTTCGCTTGACCGACACCCTCTTGACCTTGCCATCGTAGGGACGGCTCAGAGAGAACTTAAATGACTTCTTTATCTTGTTTATCACAAACTCGTTTCCACTAAGGGAATAGCCATTTTGTTGAAAGGCAAATGAACCAAATTCTATTGCTTTCTTAAATTTTGGTGGACGCTTCGCATCATGCTTGAAGAAACGCTTGTAAGATATATCCAATCTATCCAACACCTCCCTAACTGTTTGACAATTAAGCAATGTTGGTTTATAACACTTAGAGAAATGCTTATACATAGTAAATCTTGGAATGTACTTGTGATACAGCTTATAGTATCTCTTCTGCAAGGCAAGAGCGTGATTCCAAACATAGCAAGCCTCACGGAGCATCTTATCCAAATGCTTCGTCTTCTTCGTCCGATATAGCTTGTACTTGTATGAAATCATATTCTTAAATTTTAACCAGTTTTTGAAAGGTGTGTCTCACCGAAATCCACTTGCAAAGATACGAAATTTCTTTCATATATGCAAGGAAATCGGCAAGAACTTTCACCTGTTTTATAATTAAAGTGCCAATGGTTGTCGGCAAATTTTAAGTGTTCACATCTTACGATGCGGTATTAACTATCTCCCCTGCCCAAGGGAACAACCATTAGCGATAGGCTATTTGTAGTTATGAAACATTCAAAATAAAGCCGTGTGACTCCTAAGTTTACAATCCCGCCCCCACGCAAGGCATCACACGGCTTTGACACGTGGGTATTTGGTAACTTATGTCAATCCTACCTCGTCTTTCTTATATCATTCCGCTGCCATCCTGTCGCCCAATCTACCGGAGCTGCATTACAGCAGTGAAAAGATGTATTCACATTATACAAGGCAGCTCTGAACTCATCCAATTCTTCTGCCGAGAACAGACAATCCTTGTTTACTCGCCTTTTCATAATTTCACTACCTTATAGCCAAGCCGACTTGCAAGGCCAAGGAAAACATTAAAGTCTTCCTGTGCAAGTTCTGTTATGTCCGCTATAGCCACCATCAAAGAAACGTCCATTAAAGCTCGCCATAAAGCCAATTAGTCCGACACCTGCTTCTGTGAAGAAATTATTCTTTCCATGATAGCAGTCTCTTGCAAAGTTATACAACGTCTTACTAATATGGTTGAAGACAAACCCATCATTCTGAAGATACTTCCACATTTCGATAAGATACCTATTCTTATCATTGGCAATTCTGCGATACGTGTCCGGAACGTTCTCAATAACGCTACAGCCACCACAGAAAGCATCTACAAACGTATCATGTTCCTTGTCCAGCATAATCGGCAATATTTCATGCACGATTCTAGCCTTACTACCCATGTACTTCATCCTATCAACTTCTTAATCATTTTAACACCTCGCTTACCAAACTTTCGCTCGACAACAGCATTATAACTCAATCCATCAATTGAACACTCATCCGGATAGCACTCTTCAAGCCAATCTGTGAACTTCAGTAGATTGAAGTCTAACTCTTTTCTCGCTAAAAGAAACCGCATATCAATGAATTTTCCAAAGCTTATTCCAAAGATTTTCTGAAACTCATTACCTATCGGCAAGAACTCACTTGGTTCTATTTTCATCAGCTTGCTTTTTTAGATGTCACACTCTCCAATGGATAGTCACTCTTCATAAAGTCATTAATTCCGATGTAAGTTTTCTGCAAATCCTTCTCATAGTCTTTCAAGTCTTCCGTTGCGTTGATAGCCGCCTCATTCAAAGTCTGTTCGTCAAAGACACCTTTTCTTACCTTATCGAAATAAGAAAGAATCTCTTTAGTCATCAAATGGTCAGCCAATCTTTTGAAATCCTTATCCATCACCAATGCCATGAAGTCATAAGAATTTTCAAAGGCCAAGATAGGAGCAAAATCCTTGAACGCTTGCATTAAGTTAACATGCAAATCTTCATACAGCTTACGGATGATATTCTCGTAAGTTCCCAAACAAAGGTTGGTCAGATTGTACAGGATGATTGCATTCGCATAAACTCCCGATTTTTCACCAATTCCTAAGTTCTGTAACCTCACCGCAAGCTTATCTCGCAACTTGTATAAGTCTTCACTAATCTTGTCATAGAACGTCATTGCGAATTCGTTATTGAAATCTGCATTAGGAACATAAGCGTCATAATACTTAATCACCTTGCGAAGGTTCTTCTTGCAGTCTACCCACTTCTTCTTAACTTCAAACCTAACGCATTTCTTCTTCAGAATACTCTTTTCGATTTTCTGCATGAAGCACTCTGCCAACACCATTTCAACATAGACATATTGCTGAAGATAACCTCTAGTAATAACCATAACCTTGTTTACTTCTGTTTCGGTCATTCCATTCGGAACACTGATAATTATCTTCTTACCACCTACGTTCAATAAGACTCTTCGGAAACAATTTACACTAGGCATGATGCTTTCTGTTTGAATATTCTACTACCTTATTATAGCACTCCGTTCTCACCAAATCCTCGACCCGATTCAATGTGCAAGCCTCATGAGTATCATTCATATTGACTTGTGGACAGCAAATCTGATAAAAAAACTTTGTTCTGATGGTAAAACCAAAGAACTTGATTTGCTCCTTGAATACCCGACCGGACACCACCTTATCAAGTTTCTTCTTGCCATCGAAGAGATTCAAACTCTCTTCTCTACGATATACAATATCGGTCTTAACCGAAAAAATCTTTCCGAACATAACTATTCCTCCAAATTCCTAAGCGTTTCCAAACTCTCATCATTATCAACATCATAGCCGATACGATATTCGTTACCAATTCTTGCACCAATGTATACCTCTTCGGCATCCAAGATATAATGGAACATCTGTTCACGAACCTTTATCTGCTCATTATCCAAGCCTAGCACATCAAAGCACTCGTCCTGCAATGACTTATATGGTTTCGTTCCCATATATGAAACATAAGCCAGCTTTCCGTCCTGATACAATGGCTTCCACTTCTTCCACCAATGGTTGCGGTACTCCAAGATACCTCTTTCTATTCCATCGGCACAAACATATTTAACTATTCGTATTTTCATTATCAACCTTTTTTAAAACAACTTTAACTGCCTTTCCTTGGCACTTGAACACACGAGACTTAATCTTGTATGTAAGATTGTTAATCACGACTTTATCACCTACACAAGGCATAAAATGGAAATCGTAATTTTTCCAAATGATACTGCCTTCATACTCGAATTCAACCATTTTTTATGCTTTCTAATGCTTTTTATATTTATCTAACATTACTGAATTAATCTCAGACCAAAAAGTTACAATTACGTCTTTTGAATCAACATTATGTTTCTGTGCTATAAAATTTCCAGCACTGACGAAATCAAAATAGCCATCAATCGTCTCTTGTGTACCTGTACATGTACGTGTTATGCCATTCTTGACATACTTAGCCACAAAATAATAGCATCTCTTCATCGCAACAACTCCCTAATAAATTCGTTACGCATCGGCTCAACGATGCTTGTATACAAACTCTGCTTATCTTCCGGAATATCATCCGGTGTAATAGAGAACATCAACAAATAAGACATCGGAATCTCCAATACCTTGCATATTGCATCAATCTTACTCTTACGTGGAAACGTTCTTCCGGTCTCCATAAACAACATATTTGTCTCACTACAACCGATAGCCTTACCAAGTTGTCGTTGGGTCAAGCCCTTGCTTACCCTCATTGTCTTAATCGCCTTTCCTAAATCCATTTAACCTCCTATTTTAAATTTTCAAATCTATTCTTAATTGCAATCATGGCATCATTGACACCATCCTTATATCCAACAGAATACAAGGAACAATCCTCTTCGCTCGGTTTTCCGGTTTTTGATTTCAAAAACTCTTCTATCTCACGGAAACCATACTCCAAGAATCTGAGAAACATAGCGTTCTTCGTGATAGCTGGTCGTAGAACATCTTTAACCCAATCCCAGCCATCACCATAACCCAAAGTGAAATTAGAATTATTACAATATCTCACTTTCGGCTCATCCAACCATTGTTTTATTATTTCCTTTTTTGTCATCATTCCCAGTTTTTATGGTGTGTCTCACCTTTTCAAATTAATAACCTTTATTTCTTAATTGCAATGCAAAGATACAAAGAATATTCGAAACATGCAAGCGTTTTAATGTGTTTCTTTATATTATTAATGTATTTTAATTGTTTAATATAGTTTCTACCATTTATTTTAAACTTTTTACATTTTTCTCTTTCTCAAATACTCATGCGGCCAATTACCTTTATCCTTAATTTTATCTTACTATGTTCTTTAACGTGTGCCTCACGCTTTCTAATTTTTGCATCTTGCAGCGATTTCTGTCAATCGCTTCCCTTGTACTTTCGTAGTGCTACCTTTCTTGCATTTCAAAATATTTCCTATACTTGTATTTTGTATTACCAAGAAATGGACGCAACAAAAACAACTTCTAAAATTCTTATCCATTTGACATTTCCTTTTTAAGTTTCTTTCTTTGAGCCAAGAACATAACAATCTCCTCGAAATCATCGCAATTCAAGAGCATTTGTCCAACCTGCCATTCCGCTGCTTTCTGATTGGCATCCTCCATACCCTTTGCTAAGAATGTGATTTTCTTGTCTTGGCTTCGATTCTCTACAGTAACTTCAAGTGTACCATATTCAAGTTCGGTAGTCTTCATACTGAGACCTTCATCAAATATCCTCAACAAATGATTAAAAAGATTACTTCTTTCCATTTTTCAACCTTTCATTTTCTTGTTTCAACAAGTCCTCAAATTCCTTGCGCTTTGCTCGCATAATCTCGAACCATTTACTTGGTGTTATAGGACACCCCATAAGCCAATGGTCGAAGTTTGGAACAGGCAAATTGAACTCTCTAGCTTCAATAGTATAATCGTACCACTTCAACAACTCTTCTTCGGGAGCTTCCTTTTCAATATCTGTTACAATAGTAGCCATATCGAAAGTCAAATCGCCACAATTAGCTATTCCTCCAACTTGGTCACCTATCCAAAATGTCTCCGGATTATCTAATCCGTAAAATTCATGCTTCTCACAGAATGCCTTCAAGTAAGCATTGCAAGCATTCTCGTAATCATTCTTTAATTTCTCCTTATCCATATCACATATCCTTAAAAAGTTTATTAATCTCGCTCTTCTACACCTTTGGATGGGAGCACATCACAACTTGCGTACTTGGGTCATGTCTTACCTGCCATTCACAAGTATTACACCCCAAATCACCAACTTTATTAATTGCATTGGTGTATCTGCCTTTCTCACCATAGGGGCAATCGGTAACAAAATCCTTTCGTCCCCAGATGTACTCATCTATCTTGTATGAGATAGCATTTGCTTTCTCCTTTTTCTCGTTAATATTTAAAAACATCATATCGTCAATATTTAAAATAAGCATAGCTGACCATCATCAGCGACCTTAACATTACTCTCAGAAAACCAAAGTTCCTTGAATATCCTCTCCATGCAAGCTACGACAATCGAATTTCCAGCAGCCTTTTGAAGACTTGACTTCGACACTCCACTTTCAAGCATCTTGTCTATGTATTCTTCGTCAACGTTCATTAAGCGGAAGAGTTCTCTCGGAGTCAAACGCCTAATGCGCAACCTTGTCTCTCCAAGCACAACCAAGGAGTCCTTGCTCGCAGATGTAATGGTATTGGCTATGTTCTTTCCAAGTTCGACCTTTGAACTATGCTTTTCGCCTTTTATCCACTTCCCCTCAGAACGAGTTCTTATAGCTGCACTCATAGGTTCTTTCCATTCATTCGATACAAATTTCTCTTTACATAGCAAGTCATCACTAAAAAAGTACTTCTCATCCACATTTTCCTCCAAGACATCAACCAAGTGTTTCTCTAGTTTTGTCTTTCTCGGAAAATGATAATCTATCTTATCACCATCGTTTCGTATAGAGAGCATGAATACACGCTTTCTGTTCTGAGGAACACCGCAGTCGGCTGCATTTACCACCTTAGCGAAGTTGATATATCCATATGATTCTAACTCCTTGCGCCACTTGTTAAAGAACCCTATGAACTTTGTTTGAACCAAAGCCTCCACATTCTCCATCAAGAGGTATTTCGGCCTCTTGGTAATAATGGCGTTTCTTGTGAACCAAAGGATAGAGGAACGTGTATTGCTTCCCTCCTCTATTCCTTTCTGCTTTCCGGCTTGCGAAACAGACTGGCAAGGTGTTGAATATGTCAGCAAGTCAAAATCGGCTACCTTGCTCCAATCTATCTTGGTCATGTCACCAAAGTTCTTGCCGGATAGACTAGGAAAGCAAGCATTATGCAAAGCTATTGCATTTGGCTCTATCTCAGACCATCCGATGCACTCGTAATCGAAATCAGAATATTTCTTCTTCAACCGCTCTAAAGCCATCAGTTGAGAGTCATATCCGGCACAAAGTTCAAACGTCCGTATCTTCATTAAATATCATGGGTTTTACAAAAATCCTCTACAAAGCCATCACCCCAATCATCCTCATGCCATATCTTTGCAACTTCAAGCTGTCCCATTTCCTTTATAGCCAAAAGAACTTGCTTTATATCGTTTTCGTACTTAGGCAATGAATTCTCCATAATCGGGAATACATCCTTTATCTCTTCAAAAGACAACACAACGTCAAACGAACCACCTTCACTTGGCGTTACTTCAAACAACTCTTCAGAAAGATTCTTTGAGGATTTCAACCACTTCAAGAATTGCTTTCTACTACGATACTCACAATATAAATTGCTAAACTTTACGTATAGCTTATCAAAACTTAACTCTTTCATAATAAATCAAATTTATCTTTAATTATCTGTTTCAAACACCGTCTGCTTGCCTCGTCTCATAGCACGATACTTCTCAGGAGCCATTGGTAAGCCATTCTCTTTTAATGCTTTCTCATATGCACCAAAAGCCAAGCAATCCGCTTGCTCGTTCAAATCATCGCCATTATGTCCCTTTACCCAAGTCAAAATAACAAGCTTATCCTTTGCACACTTACGATACAACTTGATTAAATCTGTGTTATTTATATCTGCGCCTATTTCCCAATCTGTATATCGGAACATCTTTAATGCGTACTTGGAATCACTTCGAACCTCTATGACAGAACCTTTCGGGCAATAATTAACGGCTGATATTATCGCTAACATCTCCATTCTATTATTGGTAGTATGCAAGCAATGGTGTGTCTTGACCTTTTCAAGTTCACCTGTAGATGTATTCACAACAATATACGCAGAACCACCTGCCTTATGGGTGGAATAGTTATCGCAGCTACCATCTGTATAGCAAATATAGTTTGGAAGAAGCCTTTTTCTTTCCACAACAGTTTCTTCTTTCTTAGGTTGAACCTTTCCATACTTTGCATTCTTGCCTGTTCGCAAAACGGAGTTGTAAGCACCTGCCAATGTTCGCCAATCATCACAATAGTTTCCATCTTTCTGTCTCCATTCGTTTTTCCATAACAAGTCCCACAAATCTTCGATAAAGCCCTTTTCTATCCAATTTTTCTTTATACAGAAACCCGAAAAGACTCGGGAAGATGGTATCTTCGCATACAAATCCTTTGCCATTTCGTCAATAGCATAATCTTTTTTGTTTGCGGTACACCAATTGGGAATAACAATTATCACCTCCCTCTTGCCAAGCAGACGTTTAAATCTAGATATATTGCCAAAGTAGCGATTAGACTCTTCCGCAAAGTCAGCATTCTTCACTAAATTCGCAAAAGTTTTGTTTGAAACACGAATCGTAAACAAGTCTATATCCTTACAAGTTTCCAATATTCTATTAACCAAGTCAAACATAGCCTCTATTTTGTCGGCTTGTTGCTCGTTGACCAGGAAGTTGTCACGAATGAATTTGTCACCATCATACAATCGACTATAAGCCAACACTCGATTTGCACCTTTCACACGATATGAACTCAGATAAACATCATAAGCTCTAACTTGATGTTCTGATTCCAAGTACTTTTCTTCTATCTTCTTCATAATCTCGTATATATAATAATAACACGTAATATATCAAGGAACACGTTAGCCTCTTAAAGACTCCTATACTTATTCCAACTAACTACTAATATGAAAATGTCCAAAATAGAACTTACCCACCATAGAAGTCATCAGGTAGATTTCCTATTGTGCCATTTTCCTTTATTTGCATTCGATGTCCCTTCAATTTATAACCATAGATTCTGTGCTTGATAGCAATAGAAGTCTCTCGGTCTCCAAAAGAGTAAGAGCAAGGTATAATTAAATAGTGCAGGTTACCTACGTTAAACGTAAAGTTCCTACGACCAAACCTTTGCAATGTTCGTTCCATCTCTCCCTCGTTTCTATCATCTGCCATGTGCATTTCCGCATACGTGGACTTAATCTTACCTTCGCAGATAAGATTCTTCTTGATTCGGCATATAGAGCCATGACCCATATTCACAACCTTTGCAAACGAGTTAGTAGTTAGTTGATGCCAAGCACAATCATTGTTGCCAACGTTAAAACAGTCTTGACGAGCACCACTAATAACCGATGTGTACAAAATATTGTTGACTATAGAATATAACTCCTTTAGCTTATAGTCCTTATTAATAGGAATACGACAAACGTAAGCCCCTTGAAAGCGACCGCCCTTTTTATTGGGCTTCTTTTCTTTATCACGGAACGTATTCACGATAAATCGCCCGTTACCAAGTTCTGTAAAGAGTCCATCCTCCTTGACATCCTTTAGCAATTTTCTTGCCTTTGGATAGCCTACACCGAGTTTTTTCTTTACATCCTTGATGGTTAAGTTAAATATTACAGAATTTCTGCGTTGCATCTTACACCAAATGGCAAAGCAAAGAGTCTCCTTGTGCGCTTTCACTTCTTGCGATGACGCACCATAGGTATACTTCTTTACCAAGTCCATACGTATGTGTAAATAATGCTTTCCCATAAATTCCTTATTTGTTTACCTTATCTGTGTTTCGCCTACTCCAACAATTATTGCCCATTGCTAACCTAGAGCAATCTAAGAATGTTTCGACTCAAAACAAGGATTCTAAAAAGAAATCCTTACCCTTCATTCGTCTGACACCGAAATCTAGGTAAGGATTATCGTGGTATGGCTTTCGCCACGGAAAATCTTATTGATTCTTGTAAGCGTGTCAGCACCAACAAAGCACGCTGCAAAGATACTAATTCATTTTCATACTGCAAGGTCTTTAGTGCGGTATTTTACTCCGATTGCGCATTTTTAACACAAAATACAATTTTAATTACATATACGAAACTATAAATACATTAAACCGCTTGCAATTTTAACATTTGACACTCTAAGGCATTTTCAAGACAAAAAAAAGAGAGCAACCACCATCACTGGCAGCTGCTCCATAAGTTGTTACCTTAAACCAATCTAAAACCTTAATAACTAAAAACCAACCTAATAAAATAACTTTTTCTTATATTTTACCGTGAGAAAGAAAATCATTGTAACCAGCATTAAGGAAACGACCCAAAAGGAAATCATACCGAATTTCCAATAGAACAAATCCCATCCCTCCAAGTCTTTCTCAATATATTCCTTTTTGGTCTGGGCGATACTCAATTCTCTGTTTAGGCTATCCCTCTGAGCCTTATATATACTCGCTCGCTCTGCTATCTCCTTATAATGAATAAGGCTATCACGAACCTTGGATAGTTCCTTGCTGTCCCTGTATCTAATCTCTATATGAGTAGAATCCTTACCTAGCACCTTACCACTCTCATCTACCCTTGTCTTGACATCATCCTTGATGTATGTGGAATCCTTAACCTGTTTTTCGGTCTGCTCCCAATGATAAGATAGCAAGCTGTCCCGAATAAGCTTGACCCTTTCGTTTATAATTGAGTCCCAATGGGCGTAAGTAGTAGTGTCTCGCACCACCTTTTCCACTTCTACATATCTTGTTGTCCGGCATCCGTACATCATCAGCATGATGAAGAAACCTACCAATATGGTAACGAGCCAACGCCACCAATCAAATCTAAGCTCCATATCAACCTCCTTTTTGTGTGCAAAGATAAACATTTATATTACTATATCCATACAAATTATAGACTTCGTTTTTGCAAAACAAGAAAAGTGAAAAATAAGTCTTTTCTGTTAATGAACCTTACGAGACTACTCTTTTCAGCAAAATATTATTAATTACAAAGAAAATCTTTGGTTTTTAGTTGCATTTTTCAATTATTGTTTGTATCTTTGCGATGTAATTAAGAAACAAGGTTAATAATCCATTAAGCCCTACGCATCACGGTTAAGCGAATATATATGAATACAGAAAATGTGATAGAATTAATAAATCGTGCTCGAAAAAAGCTAGAAAGAATAGATGACGAGAATTGTTATTCACTATCAATGGATATAGATAAGCTTTTGGATTTTGCACTAAAAGAATTGAAGGATGAGTAATACTTTATACGTTCCAAAGAACAAGAATATAGATAGAAGAACAAAAAATATTGTTCACCTATCTGATGGTTCTATAAAATATGATTTTAATAAGTATAATAGCTATATTGAAGCTATTTATGCTGATTATATTGATTGCCGAACGGACGAGCAATTAAAAGAGTCTATTCCTCTTTGTTTTGCCGATAGCCTTGACCAAAAGGTTATGTTTAAGAAACTAAAATTACAATTTTTATCAGCCCTCGCCAACACGGATAAGGCATAAGACATGAAACCAGTATTTCTAGAAAGTAGGCTAGCTTTTATTGCTTGCGATGAAGATGAATGTTTACATCTATTCACAACTCCACCTAATAAAGGATTCTTTAATTGGGATAGCAATGGTCTTGGTCATTGTTTTGATATTGATGAAAGCTATTGTGAAGACTTAGGCATTGATGTTCCAACTTGGGATGATGAAGAGCCGATAGAAGTTGAAATCGACATTCATATTAGCAAGCACGAAGAATAACAATACATTAAGCCCTCGCCATCACGGATAAGGCATTAGATATGAAAAATATCTATGGAAAGACAGTATATCCCAAATACGAAATTGCTCTCAAACAGCATGTAAAAGGTAGCGTGGAAGACGATTACGAAAGTGTAGAGTTTGATGGAACAGACAATTATAGAGAAGCTGTCAAAATGGCTAAGAAGTATTCCTTAGATATTGGCTCTGGAAACATGCGTTATAAAGAATCAGCATCATTAGATGCGGGTCTTGCGCAAGTAACCATAATCTGTTACTATTCTGACGATATATCAGATTATAATGAGGTGTGGCAAGAAGAATACATAAACGGAAAGAAAACAAAAAGATATTAAGCCCTCGCTATCACGGTCAAAGTAACTTTATGGCTTATCTTAATAAAGAACAATACGAGTATCGCAGAAATAGTGCTGCCGAAAGATTACACTCTACTTGGGTGAGATTGACAAGAAATACGGCACGTCATTCTGTCCAACCGGAATGTTGAGGGTCTATTAAACACAAGCATTAAATACTAGATATGAATAGTAATAAAACATCTAAACGAGGCGGTGCAAGAAAAGGATCTGGACGAAAAGCACTAAATCATGTATATTTACACATTAGAATACCTAAAGATATAGCAGAAATTATAAAGCAGAAAGCTAAAGAAGAGAATATAACAATAGGTTCTTGGATTGTTAAGAATTTAAAAAATATATAAAAATAGGGTGTATCATAACACCCTATATAGATTACCAAGTGATTATCTTTCCGTTATTACATACGAGCTTTCCGTATTGTATATTTCCAACCCTGCGAAGCCATCCATGCAGGTTCACACCTTGTCTAGGGTCGTTGTTCACAATCGCATTGAGAAAGGCAATTCGTGACACCTTCAGCTTATCGAACAACGCCCATTGACCTTGTTTGTATGAATTGATAGCAGCTAAGGTCATATTACCCATGATACCATCAGCTTTTGTTCCTACGATAGTCTGAATCTTTTGTACGGCTCTGCTTACTCCACTATTATAAGCAAAGTCAACCAAGAGATTAGCCACCGACTGGTTGTTGATTTGGTCAGCCTTGCAAGCATCCCAATAATATTTCTTGAATATGTGATGCCATTGTTCATCGGTTATCTTCTTCAAGTCCGATGCAGTCTTACTAGCACCATAAACTTTACGGAACGTCTCTAGAGTCACGCCTTTCATCGTTGCGCCTCCCCTATCACTCTTTTTGTTAGAATATCCACCCTCGAATGAGAGGATGAATGGTTGTAAAATACTTGAGTCTGCCATAGTCTATTTGTCGTTTATGTTTTGATGTTCGCCACGTTCCCCTATCGTCTTGGTAATGCCAGCCGTGACGAACAAACTAGCTACACTACCAACAAATGCACTTAACCCCATCAAATCGGTCTTGATCGTCCCATAAGTCACCACTTCCCACACTAAGATAAAGCAGACAACCAGGAGCATCAAGAGACCTATCAGAGTAACGGACACTAAGAAGAATGCCTTGCTTGAATGTCCGCTATTAACTTGTATGAGTAATTTCAGATACTTAACCATATTTTAATCCTCCCTGTCACGATATATCTCATTTTCTTCCTTTTCAACCAACGTTTCTAAGGATTCTCGCTTTCTTGGTGGGGTTCTAAGTTGGCATCCATCCTTGATGCATCTGTTCCATTGTGCCTCATGCAAGGCAAGCTTCAAATCGTTCTTCTCATCCCTAAGATTGCGTATGGTAATACGATACTGATTGATTTCCTCATACAATTCATCTATTTTACTGTTAAGATTAACAACCGACTCGTTGGAACGTTCATAGAGAGCCTTCCACTCATCGGCATATGATGAAATAGTCTTATTCTCTTCCTGTGATGCGAGTGCCGCCTCCTTTCGTTTTCTACTATTATAATATAGCAGCGTAGAGATTACACCTGACGCACAAAGAAGATTAATTCCTGTCTGTATCAATTGAATAGTTTCCGCTGTCATTTTCTCGTGTTTTTGTTGCAAAGATAGTAATTTATATATAATAATGTGTAAACAGCCTAACCGGATAACCGCACAATTAATTTTTGTGCAAATAATCAAATATTTCTTTAAACAAAGTTATAACACATTAAATCATTTGCTCAACCAAGAATTTTTCCTTAACTTTGCAAAAAAGGTGAGTCACACCATAAAACTGAATATACATGAGAATTATAGAACAGGAAACAATAGATTACATCAAAGCTCATATTAATGAGCGTCCAAGGTACAAGTTGGCGCAAAGAATGGGTGTCAGCGTTAAATTCTTGTATAAAATAATGCACGAATGCGATTGTAAGTTCGAGCAAAAAAGACTTGTTCCACAACCCGACAAGAAACGTGATGAACAAATCACAAAACTATATCCTGACCATTCGGTCAGAGAGATTGCAGTAATTGTAGGCTGCCATCCGTCTACGGTAGGCAAGGCTGCTAAAAGGCTAAAGCTTACTCATTCAGAAGAAACTATCGAAAGACTTAAAAAGAATAGTTTGGCTAACTTAAAAAAAGCATATGATAAAGCAACTATTGGCAAAAGGGTGAAAAGTTGGCAAAGAACTATGCAGATGGAGAAATTCCGAGTTATATCCTGTATTCCGCAGCAGACGAAATTCAAATTTTCAGAAATGCCGATAAAATCATATCATGCCAAGTACCATCTTATAAATAAGTATGGGTATTTTGCTTTTGAAGGTGAACCATACATCTTAGGTTATGACCGGAATACTCGCAGAATGGATGAAGAATTCTACAAGAACAAATACGGATTTTCTTTTGAGGAGGACGAAGAATGCCAAGAAGATTAACACAAGAACAGATGGACTATATCAAAGCCCACATCAATGACTACCCACGAAAGGAAGTAGCCAAGGCTGCTGGTGTAACCTTACATACATTATACAAGTATATCACTATTTTAGGTGGAACGAAAATAGACAATAAATTGAATAATGAGACTATCCGCAAAATCTCCGACATGTACCAAACGATGACAGCGAGAGAAATCTCAGAAGTAACGAATATTCCTCAGTCTACAATATTAGGACAAGTCAGTAAGCTTGGCTTGAAACACGATATAGAAACGATAAATAGGATTCGTAAAGAACGAAACAAGTCTCTAAGAGACTATTGGAATAAAGAAAGATATGCAAGCAAAGGAAGAAAACTTCACATGCAATACAAAATGGATGAACTTAGAGTAATGTCGGGTAAGCCTCAAGAAACTAGGTTAAGAATAAGAAAGCTCTCCCCAAAGGCTTTGAATGCAAAGATGTATTTGCGAAAGTCTTATAACTATTTCTACTCTAAGGGTGAGCCGTTTATTCTCTGCTATGACTCCGAGACAAAAAGACACCCTAAAGAGGAATACTATACTGAAAAATTTGGTTTCAAGTTTGTGCGTGCTTAATTTCCGTTTGCATTTTTCGTTTTCTGCAAACGGAATTTGCAAACAAGCCTTTGATTTCCATGCATCCGGAAGTATGACATTACCTCCTATCACCTTAACTACTTGATTATTAGTGATTAAAAGAAAGTTTGATAGAGTTATTTTATCTTATCCTTATTATTCGTAACTTTGCAGCCGTAACGTTACATAGAGTTAGTTTAATAAAGGTTTAACACAAAAAGATTATTCTTATGGAGACATCAAAAACTTATGTTTTTAATCCAGAGGGTTCAGGTAACAATGGAGGAATGATGAGCTTGATAGCTCCTTTGCTCCAACAGAGAGGCGTTGACCCAAACGTTCTTCTTGCGATGAAGGGTAATAACGGATTCGGCAATGGCGATGGTTCTTGGTTCATTTGGCTGCTCTTTATCCTTTGCTTCTGTGGTTGGGGCGGTAATGGTTTCGGCTTTGGTGGTCGTGGCAATGGCGCAGGTCTTGCCAATGAAATCAACAATGACTATGGTCGTTCCTTGCTTATGGATGCTATCGGTGGCAATCGTAATGCACTCAGTAATCTCGCTACTCAGCTCAATTGTACTGAAGGACAGATTCAACAAGCAATCTCTGCCTTGACAACCCAAGTCCAGAACGTGGGCAACCAAGTAGGTATGAGCGGAATGCAAACCATCAACGCTCTTCAGCAAGGTAACATGCAGATTGCATCACAACTCGCTGACTGCTGCTGCCGTGTAAATAACAATATTACGGCTATGGACGGAAACGTCAAGTTGGCTATGTGTCAGCAGACTGGCACTTTGCAGAATGCCATCAACAATGTAGCCGTAGGTCAAGAACGAGGCTTTTCTAATGTTGCTTTCGAAACCAAGGGTCAGACATGCGACATTTTGAATGCTATTAAAGATAGTACTCAGACCGTAGTTAATGGCCAACGCCAAGCAGAACTCAGAGATATGCAGGACAAGATAGACCATCTTCGTGAAGAGAATGGAACTTATAAGTCTTCTGCCATGACTTCGCAGATTGTAGGTCAAGCTATGGCACCTGTCAACGCTATGTTAGCTGGCTTGCAAAAAGAGGTAGATGGTATCAAGTGTAAGCTTCCATCAACTGTCACAACCAGCTACAGTCCATTTACTGCTGTTCCAAATTGTGTTGCTTGGCAAACAGGCTTATATGGTCTGAATGGTGTCAACAATGCAAGCTTTTGGGGTTAATTAGGAAAGGAGGCTGCTATGTTATGGATGAGACCTTTTGCATGGGTTAATCGTAACGGCTCGGCAGCTATCGCATCTACAGGCGTGGTGGTGAACACCGAAAATGTCGTTTTCTCGTTCAGAAACCACGCCTTCGTGAATGCTAACTATAGGGGAACTATCTTTGTGAACCTACATCAAGCTATTCCGACTGGTACGACAAATACGCTGCCAATCCTTTTCGAGACCAATGGCGTAACCCAAGCTGTAACTAAGTTCAACGGCAATCCTTTGACGGTAGCCGACATTGCAGGAACTGGAGTTTATCAGTTTTGGTTCGAGCGAGATACTAACACCCTTCAGCTAATGACGGGTATTGTTTAACAATTAACATTACAAAGCTATGTTTCAAGGACTTCGACCTAACAGCATATTCTATGTGCTTGACAAGGGTGAAAACCCAAGTCTTAAAATCGGACAGGTTGTATCGGTCAGTAACCCACAACCTAAGTTCCCGACATATACTCCTGGGCAATTCAACCCACAACCAATGGAGACTACCGTTGATGTTGTCGTAAAATTGCCTAATGAACAAATGGAGTTCAAACAACTCCCATCCAATATGCAAATCGCAAATTCGGAAAACCTCGTGGTTTCTGAAAGCCGTGAAGCTATGGATGCGGAAGTTGAGGCTATGTATCGGCATTCTAAGGAGATTGTGGAAAGCGAGCCATACCACAAAAAGGTTATGGAAGAGTGCGCAAAGATGCGTGCCGTCTTGAATCCACAAATAGCCAAAGACAGACAACAGGAAGAAGACATCAATAACCTCAAAAGCGAGGTTAGCGGAATGAAGGGAACTTTGACCGATATTAAGTCTATGTTGTCAGTGGCTTTGGAAAAAGTTAATACAAAAAAGTAAATCATTATGGGATACATGATAGAAATTACCGAAAACAAGGTAAATGAAATGTCAGAACTTGTAGAGAAGATGCTTAAGTATGGTGGTAAACTCATGCACTGCATTGATGAAATGGGGGATGACAAGTATGGACGAATGGGTCACAGAAACCCAATGCCGGATTACCGAGACAATTGGGATGACGATGATGACCGCTATGGTGAAAGACATGGTGGTCGCAGAGGTGGCGGTTATCGCTATTAGTATTACACTTTGAGGTGGGGAGAAATCTCCACCTCCTTTAAAAGCTTTTATTATGGGAAGATACAAAATACCACTTGACGCATACGATATGAAGCCGGAAGGGATGATTGCATACCTTCGCTACAATGGCTGGCACTTCAATAAAAAGATGTGCGATTGGGCTATTACCTTAATGCGCAAGACAAACGCAACAACTGGTAAGCTCGAAAAAGTTGAACCGACAGAAAAAGATACAGTCGAGGAACTTCTTAAAGTCAACAACGTAAAGTTGGAGAATGCCGACAATTACGATTTCGTTTATGTCGCAAACATGGCTAGAGCCGATTTCTTTAAGTCTTCTTTAAAAGACGAAGCTGCTTTGGCTCAATTCATTAAGGATATGGTGGATGACCCAGACCAAGCGGACGGATTTATTTTCAATAGATTTTATGCCGATTGCAACCATAATGGTATCGGCATTCCATGGGATGATGTATTATGATTAAACAAGAAATTTACTTGGAGAAATACGATTGGAATGTGATTGTATGTCATGTAGCTAATCAAGAAGATGTTGACGAAGCTATGGACTTACTAAGTTCCATTGATTGTAAGGGGCAACCATTATTGAATGCATACGACCACATTTCAACCGATTCTTCAAACAAAGGATTGACATACACAAATGTTTCAAAGAAAACAAGTGTTGTGCTCATTTGCAAATCTACTTCTGAAGGTGAGTATATAAATAGTCTCACACATGAAATGTTTCATGTAGTAGCACATATATGCAACCATCTGGGAATAGATATGCAAGGCGAAGAACCATGCTATCTTATGGGATGGCTCTGTCAGTCGATATTATAGAAGATTTCCTTATAAGTTTAACTTGGTGGGCAGACCTTGGATTTTTCCATCTGCCCTCCTATAAAATTACAAGAATATGAGTTGTTCGAAAATCAAAAATTACCTTTATGAACGTTTTAATGAGGATTTTAACGTTCTATCTGAGAATGAAAATCGAGTTATCATTACATTTGATGATAATGACTTGTCGGTACTCGTAAACAAGATGGAGAATAAATTATTCATTCTCGTTCCGCTAACTAATATGCATTCGTTTGAACATCATCCGGATTGGATCTTGGTAGATGGCGAACGCATCAATAGCAACCTATTTTGGAAGGAATGCGGCAACCAAGTGATAGAATATCAAGGTGATGCCCCTATAGCTATCAAGCAAGACACCATAGAGAGAATTGTTAATGATTTCATTAAAAACAGATAACGTTTTAAAATTTGCATTAATTTATTTGCAAAGCCATCTTTTTTGTCGTATCTTTGCATTGTAATAAAAATGGTGAGACACACCGAAACAACTGTGTTTTACAAACTTAATTTTCGTAGATAAAGATATTAATATATCAATATAGAAAAAAGCAAAATTATGACAGAAAAAGGATATTTAATCAAGAAAAAAGTATTATTCATTGATTTAGACGACACGATTATTACAACTATATCAGGAAACACCTTTCCTACAGATGTAACAGATTTCAAAATCCGTAAAGAGGTTTTGGATAAGATTGTAGATGCATTCCCTACTCTTTACTATGTGGAAATAGTCTCAAACCAAGGAGGCATCCCTCAATTTGTTGACGAACAGGATTTCATCGGAAAGATAAAGGCTATTGAAAGCTTTATGCAAAAATATCTTCGCAATCATACCGGACGAAATATCTTCGTCAACTCTATGTATTGCCCATCGCATGCAGAGATAGGAATGAGAAAGCCAAATACAGGAATGCTTGAGTCGTATTCTTCTTGGAAGAAAAGTGAGCTGATAATGATAGGTGATGCTAGCGGAAAAGAAGGTGACTTCTCGGACTCCGACAAACAATGTGCGGAGAATTTCGGTATTGAGTACATAGATATAGAAGACTTTTTGAAAATGTAAAAACAAAAAAAAGGGAAGTCAGAGTGACTGTTGCAAAAATTGCAACAGTCACTCACGCAAACTGAAACAAAAAAGAGAGGCAATCACTTACCTCTCTTACTCAACTTGTAAGGAACACTTACATGTTCAACTATTAGGATAGAAGTAGAAGCAAAATTCCCCTATACTATTGGCGTAGTATAGGGGAAATATCACATTCCTACTCGGAAAAGTGAAGCTTGATAAAATATTGCAAAGATAGACAATAATTCCGAAACCACCAAATTTTTCATCATTAATTTGATAGATACAGATACAATCCTTCCCCGAACCACATTATCAATATCATAGTTGATGATGTCACCCAAGCCATGAAGAACTTATCTATCGTTTTATACTTATAGGAAAGGTACAGGTAAGCAATAAACGCACTATTAATAATTACCAGTATCGCTACTATAATCAAAGTACAAAACATATAATCCATACTCATATATGCTCGCTTATCCGTGCTGCGATAGGGCTTATACGTTATGATTTTCTCTTGCTTTTTATATAGTGTAGTATATCCCACTTCTTAAAATATCGGGTATGTCCTCGCTTTTTGCAAACGCCATTTGGAATGTCACCTCTAGCAACCATACGATTGAGTGTAGCATCAGAAACGTGAAGCTTCTCCTTGACTTCCTCGGTAGATAGCATCGGGTTTAGCATATCGGGGATGATGTCGCACAATCTATCTAGGTCATCATCGCTCATTCCGCAAGCGGTGATGACCTCACCATTTCGCTGCTGCTCGTCAGCCTTAAAGCAAGCATCACTCAGCGACTTAAAAGCCGTTCCGAGCATCTTATAATTCAATATCTTTCCCATTATGCACAGATTTTACGTCCTAACTTTGACCTGCTGATAAACAAATCAGTAAAAGAGTACAGATAGAATATTGCCGTTACTACCATGACTGTAAAACAAGAATCTACCATATCTTTGGTGGTATACCAGCTCCATTCCACAATGTGAGCCGCATTGATGCTTGCAAAGTAGAAGAAGGGAATGCGGTATCTCCAACACAAGAAGAAAAATCGGCTTGCTAATATCAAAACCATTGGCAGGACGTACACCATAAAATATATGTAGAGATAGCAAGTTGCATTCTCCGCATAAGGGATGAACATTTCACGAGGATGCTGAGAGAATTCATAAATGCCGTATGCGTGAAAGCACATAAGTGTAATAGGAACGTACTTGCAAAACCATCTGAAAAATTTCAGAATCCTTCTGCTATACCGATTACCGTGTCGCATCAGTAAGTCCATAACCTCACTGACATCTTTGTCTTTCAACCACTTTAACAGGTTGTCTTCGTCTTCTTTATTCATAAGCGTTGATTTTAATTAAATGATGGTGCAAAGATACACTCTTTTGCACAAAACCAGCGAAAATGAGAATATTTTTGTGTTAAACTTTATAAAAAGTAACAATCTGAAAGTAGATGGTTGCAAAAATAGCGTTAGAACGGCTTCCTTACCAAATTCTAACGCTATTAGTGTTTATCCTATCAAAACCTCAAGGCTCTCCATATCAGCGAACTTCAAGCCGCAATCCTTAGCAGCCTTGAAAATCTCTTTCTCTTCAACTTCCTCGATGGCTACCTCTACCTCGGCATTGGCAAGGTCTGAGAAGTACTTCTCGGTCTTCTGCTTCTGATTAAAGAAGTACTGGTTGACCTCCGCAAACTTGGCTGAATCGTCCTTGTTATATTCGTAGCCATCATCGGCGTGCTTCTGCTCTAGCTGCTGGCACTCCTGAAGCTTGCGCTGCATCTCCTCGAACTTATCGTCCTTCATGCTCTCCTGTGCTTCCTCCACATCCTTGTCGTAGGTATCGGCTACGTGGCGCAGAGCCTTCATATTCTTCCAAACTCGCATAGCGGCATCATCACTCATTGATGATGTCTTCAATGCCTTCAATGTTCTGTAGGCTGCAACAGCCTCGATTGTCTTAATCTTTTTCATAATTGTTTCTTTATTTTTATGTTATACAATATTCTTCGCCAGATTGCCATAGCAGAATACCTTTCCTATTAACAGTGCAAAGTTAAGAAAATAATTCCGAATAGCAATGCAGGAGGAGCAAAATTTACGAATTTAAAAATCAGCTTCCCCCACGTTGGGTAATCACTTAGATTTCATTAGTATTTGCAATACTTACAAGAGTAGGATTTTTCTCTAGTTCTTTAATGAAATCATTAACAGCAGTACTAACAGAAGCAACATTACCATTCTCAATACTATTATAGTTAATATTAAGATTATTACTTCCGTAATAACTGAAACTAGCTAGTTGATTACCAGTACTATCATTCACACTACCACTATCTACACCTTCGATAGTGTCATTGTTACGAACTCGAACATTAGCATTGATACTAAGTTCATTTACAGTAGCTTCTACATTAGAAGTCATACTTACAATTTTAGTTACTTTAATTTCCATTGTGTTTAAATTTTAATTATAATATTAATATTATGATTTATATATTGGTAAAGTATGCATTCCACTAACTTCTCCAACAAATTTAAAATCAAATGCTTCATAATAAGTATCATGGTCTCTTCTATCAGAACCTAAAGTTAAAGCTATATTCCAATTATTAATTTTATATTGAGGATAGTCTTCTATCTTATTTACAATAGGTATCTGTGTTGTAGTAAAACCACCATATTCATTTTCTGCATCTTCTTTTGTAGCATAAGCAGTTAATATTACATTTTCTGTACTTACTTTTAAATAACGTTTTGGAGCATAAACATTTATATCAGTTGCTACAGGTATTGACAGATTATCTAATTCAGTTTGACCAAATGAACTTATATTAGCTCGTAAATTTACTAACGAAGTAGTACCAAAATCTAACGTAAAACTAAATTCTATATATTTATCTGCTGATACAATATATCCATTATTACCATCTATATAATAATGTCCTCCATAATACGTATTAACAGTAAAATTAGTAACTTTTACTTCTACTGTAGTATAATATGTAGGTTTTCCTTTAGTACTTATAGTAACTTTATTAAATAGATAGCCAGAAATATCTATAGTTTGTCCAGTAACATCATTATTTATAGGACAAGGTGTTACAGATGTATAAAAATAATTATCATCAACTCCACCAACAGGACATAATAGTCCTGCTATATAAATTTCATCATTAACTTCACTTTTAAAACCTAAACTATTACTACCATTGTTACTATTAATGGATTGATTTTTAAAATTAACAATAAACTCACTATCAGGTATTTCATCATTATAACTAACAGAAGCATTATTTATAGGAACAGTACCTGAAAGATATTTCATACGTTTTTTGGTTTTATTATATATACATACAGCAGGATACCATTCTTTATTAAAAGCAGATAATAAAGCTAGTATATCTTCAAAAGATATAGTATTCTTTGAATTTATAGGTTCATATCCAAAATAAAATCTTAAATAATAAGTTTGGTCTAAATATATAGTATCTCGTATACCAGTAGAAAAACGTATAGGGTCTTGATAACTATAATCTTCGGTATTATAACCAATAAAATCACTAAGTCTATAGGGAGATTGACTAGTTCCAAAAGGCATATTATAATTCCATGCACCTTTAATACTTAATTCTTCAAATGAACTTACTGTATTAATAGTGTATACTTGGTCACTTAAACTATTATTACCTAACCACCAACCTCTACTTGAAGAACTCCAACTTTGTTTATCTGAATTTAAAGTATCTGTAACAAAAGGTTTATTATAAAGATTGACAGGTTTATATTTAGAATATGGATTTAAATTCACACTCTTACAAAGAGTAGCAAGGTCATTGCTACTCTCTCCAAGAGCTTGTTTAACATCATCAATGCTAACAGGAGCACTAATAATTCCGGTTTCACTATTGTAAGACATAATCTTTATTTTTTTAATATTCAACTTCAGTTCCTTATTCTGTTACAACTTCTTTAGTAACAACTCGCTCTACTGTTACATTGAACACTTTCGCAAGCCATAATATAAATCGTTTCATACGCTTAATCTTTAGAACTTAAAACACTAGGCAAGGCAGCTCTATAAGAGCCACCCTGCGTTAATACTCACGATACTTACTCTGCTGCTTCGCTTGCCATATTAGCAGCGATAGCGGAATTAACCTCCTTAATCAATGCAGATACCTCACTGAGCTTGCTCTGCGGAACACCGCTGATGTTGTAGGTCAGCTCGCTGCCGTTGGAGCTTGCGTTCGCATTGCCGAGATAATTACCATTTGGATCACCATAGATACTCATATTGATGCTCTCGATGTTACCACCCGTCTTGTCAACATTGTAGGTGATTTCTACTCGATAGCCGCCCTTGGTGTAAGTGGCTGTTGTCTGTTCACTTTTCTTGTTAATCTTTAAATTCTCCATTTTCTAATCTAATTTAATGAATTAATATTCTTGTTATCTAATCTCTTCTTGTTGCAGTCTTCCTTATCTCCACTCAATCGCTGAACCTCTGATTCGAGGAAGACCACCCGAGCCTTCAACCTGCTGACCTCATCGCCCACCTGCTCGATAGCACCGAATGCCGTTGCAATCAGCTTCGGAGACCAGTAGTTAATCTTGTAGTAGCCCTTCTCGTCAGTCTCCACGATGTCCTTTAAGTGAGGGTTGCACAAGACGTGTTGAGCAATCCAACCGATAGACCTTGTGTTGTCCTTCTTCCAAGCGAAGCCATAAGTGCCACCCATTGCCTTGATGATACCCAAGTAGTCCAGCTTCCGCAAATCCTGCTTCAAGCGGATGTCAGAAGATTGATAAGCTGTAACTCCACCTTTAGCAAGACAATTACCACCGATAGTAGTATTACCATCGATAGTAGTATTACCACCGATATTAGTAATACCAGTAACATTAATGTTAGTAAAATGAGCATTACCGCTTTGATATATATACCAATAAATAGAACCATTTTGACTACATATATCTTGAACTTTCACCATATTACTATTATTAGCATTACCTAAATATAAATCACCACCACTACCTCCAATTCTAGCTCCACTATCAGGAGTTATAGTTGTAATACCTGGAAATTTCAGTGTACCATTACTTCTTTTATTAGAATAATAATTAAATACAGTTCCATCGGCTATACCTAAATATATAGCATTAGCAACAGTATCATATTTAAGACCAGCCCAATCACTATACTCCCAGTTGGTTGCTCCAAAACGAATAGCAGCACCAGTATTAAATACTACTTGGTCTTTTATAGCTGATATACGAGCATGAGTATTTACATTATTATTTAATATTATAGCTCCGTTTTCAGAATCACTATTATTTATGTATATTGTTCCATTAACATTACCAGTTCCATCAAAACTTTGACCCCAAATAGTTCTAGGAGTTTGAAGTTTAGTTGCAGAAGCTACATTTATATTATGTATATCAGTACCATTAAGAAGTAATGTGCCAAAATCCAATCTTAAAGTTTGGGCTGTTTTAATAGTCATACCAAAGTAATCAGTAATAGTAGTACTATATGCTCCAGTATTTGGATACCTATGGTCAAATCCATACCAAGGATGTTTATTAGTACCATCACTCCAAACATCATTCCAATTAGATGACCAATTTATATTACCATCAAAAGTTCTACCACTAGTAGCATGATAACCATCTACAGTATCAGCATTGCCTGCACTTGTAGCATAATTAACACTAATGTTCGATACGCTTTTAGTAGTTCCACCAACTGTTATACTAATTCCCTTATCAGAATTAGATAGAGCAGTAAGAAGTCCGTTAGCATGAATACCATCTAATTTATCAGAATTACCTACAGTAACATTAGCAGGGTTTATGTCTCTAAGAGCTGAACCATCTGATTCCCAAGCAACTAAATGTGAAGTAGAAGTTAGTACACCTGTCCAAGTAACATGAACACCATCAACCTTGTCAGCATTGCCTGCACTTGTAGCATAAGCACAACTTCCACTAGAAGTAATATAACCAGTATCATTAGTAAGTTGACTTACTTTTGTAGGTATTTCACTCTTCTTAGCATAATCTGCTAAACTTTGATGAGAAGTAAGATAAGTTCCTAAATCTACAGCAGTTCCACCAGTAGCTGCAATAGTTTTAGTAACACCGTTAATCTTAACACTATGTGTATGACTAGTTGCCGACTTACCACTAAGAAGTGAATCTACACTACTTTTGGTATAATAGTTAGCAAGACTTTGGTGAGAAGTTAAAAATGTAGCACCTTTAGTAAATGTAATACCCTTTCCGCTTTTAGATACAGACGTGATAGCATTACCACTTCCACTTACAGATATTGCATTAACGTAACCATCAAGTGACTGATGACTAGTTAAGAACGTACTACCTTTAACTACGCTGATAGTAGTACCATTCTTGGTGACAGACGTAACCGCATTACCGCTACCGCTGACAGAAATAGCAGTAGCACTACCACCTTCCAAGCTGGAGATACGAGAATCAAGAGCCTTGATGGAGTAGGCAGAGGCAATCTCAGACAGCGATTCTGATGTAAGCTTCAAGGCATTTGAATAACTCTTCACACTGCCGTTCAAGCCGCCACCACTGGATGATGATGTCCCAACACCATAGGCAGAAACACCACCACTAGTATAGAGGTTTGCCACCTCGTTAGTCGTAGTGTTCGTAATCTTCAACGCCTTATTGGTTGCATCATACTCCATCTTTATGTTGCCGATGGAGATGTACTTTCCGTCAGGCACGATGATACTTCCGTTAATATCGGCAGTACCGTTAAACGAGTTACCCCAAAGCTTGTGAGTATTCGTGAGCTGGAGAGCCTTTTTCGCTGAACCGCTTGTAAAGTAGCCCTGCAAGGTGGTGATACTCGTCTTGTTGGTGGATATGCCCGAAGCGTTCACCCCTTCTGCCTTTTTCGCTCTTGTTACCTCGTCAGATATAGACTTATTGATTCCATCAACGATACCACTTAAAGTGTCTGTCTGCGCAATATTGGCGAGGAAGCTCACCACCTCGTTCCACTTATTGATAATTCCGTCCGCAGTCTCCTCGTCAGTAGTCATAAGGGCGTACCAGTCATAGGCACTATTCCAATGACTTACCTTAGTGGATGAAATGCCGTCCAATACAGACTTATTGCTATGAGTATGCTTTGCTGATACCGCACCATCCCAAGCCGTCTGCTTTGTTGTTGTTGGGATGGAGTAACCAGAAGCAAGACTAATAGCAAACGTACCGCTTGTTGTGATGGTCTTAGTTGCGCACGTCAAACCAGTAGGAAGGGTAAGAGCTACAGATGTAACAGTACCCTTATTGGTAGTATAGCCCTTTGCATCAATCTCCGCTTTGGTATAATAGCTTGCGAGAGACTGATGAGCAGTCAGATACCCTTTATCATTGGTAAGCTGGCTTACCTTCGTGATGCGGTCAGTGATTTCTGTCCACTTATGGGTATGCGCACTAGGTGTGAATGTTGATGGCTTACCCGTGATGTTATTCCAAGAGAGATTAAGACCGCCAAGTTCTGTGGCTATGTTGTCAATTCGGCTGCTGAGAGCCTTGATAGCATAGGCATTCGGAATACTAGTCAAGTCTGCATCCGTATAGCTTCCTTCTAAGATTCTCGCATAGCTGATTACGCTTGCAATCAAGCCGCCACCACCCGTGGTAGATGCTCCTGCTCCGTATGCCGTGATACCACCTGTGGTATAGAAGTTAGCCGCTTCCTTTCCGGCAGCGTCCTTGGATAGTCGAAGGGCATTGTTGGCACTATCATACGATAGATAGATTCCACCAATTTTCAAGCTGCCTTCGGTTGTCACGTTACCCGATACGTCAAGATGAGTGAAAGGCTTCTGTGGGTCGATAGATAATACGTTTGCCAGCTTTGTTGTGTCGGTCGTTCCGCTCTTCCATACAGGTGCGAAGAGAGCAAGCTGTACACCAACATTATTCTTGTTGATAATGAAAGATGTAGGGTCTGCGTGCAAAATACCGTCTGCGTCCCACCAAAGGTTGCCGTTTGCGAAATAGCCAGTTCCGTCAAAGCGTAGGAGGGACTTGGCAGCAATTTTCTTCTCTTCCTCTGTTGTCGTGGAGGCTTGCTTGTCGATAGCCTTTCCACCTAACCAAAGGGCGATGCCATTCTCCTTCGTGTCCGCTCCATTGATACCTGCGGTAACATTTCCCTTATCGTTACGTAAGGCTATCAATGTAGAGAGGATAAGACCACCCTTGACTACTGTGTCTCCATCAACAAGAGCAGCCTTGATGTATTCAAGACCTGCCATATTGGTGATGAGCTTAGTATTGAGACCATCAAACAGATTAGACGTGATATAGTTGTTCGCCACACCCAGCTTGTCGTAGAAAGCCTTATAAGCATTCGTGAAGTTGGTATACTTCTGAGCCGCAGCCGCCTTGATGGTAGCCTTTCCGTTGGAATCAGAAGCGTTGTATCTGCTTACGATGTCAGAAAGATAGGTAATGAGTTCATTTTTTGCGCTATCGAGTGTAGCCTTAGCTGAAACCAAATCCGTTTTATAGGTCGTTTCATTACCATCCTTATCCAACAAGAACTTAGAGCCAACAACATTATTATACGACTCAACGGCTGCATTATAATCATCCTCCAGTCGCTTGCTATCCTGTGCGATAGCCGCAATCTCCGAGCTATCCAAGTAGCCATCAGAGGTAAAATCATCGAAAGCCTTCTTGTTGTTAGATACGGTCGTTCCGAGGGTATTCAAGTTGCTCTGTGTCGTCTTAATCTCTTCTTGCGCCTTCTCAGCAGCTTTCTTGGCTTCCTCTGCCTTCGTGTCATCGGTATACTTGCTAGCCAATTTCCAATCGGCAATATCGAACTTTTCTCCTTCTGCCTTGGCGGTGGAACACTTCAAGATTTCGTTCTTATAGGTGCTACCATCGTTCGGATATGTAGCATTCACCCACATATCGTTAACATCGTATGGGGGAACTGGCTGTGAACCGAAAATGCGTCTCTTGTCTGCGATATACTTATCCAAGGTTTTGCCATCATAGGTGGACTTTATATCCAATTCTCCCTTGATGGTAACTTTCTTCGTCTCGCTATCAAACTTGACATAGGATTCACCCTCGTAGTTATTGGCACTAGTAGGTCGGTCTCCGAAGTACATATCTCCGTAGACGTGGAAGAAAGCCTTGCCTGTAGAATGGTTCACACCATAGTCAACATATTCCTTGTTATTGAAAGTATAACCATTCACTCCGTGATAGAGCGTAACACTTGGCGAATAGGTATCAACGGCAGAGAACACCAAGCAACTCTGCCTAGCGTTGTCTATTCTGCTACCAACTTGGTTCAACACATCGTCTACCATTGGAATATCACTGCTTGTATCCTTGTCTATGTCCGACAAGTCCACATAGTGATAGTTCTTTCCCTCTATCTCAACGGTTTCTGTAGACACACCGATGACTAGTCGCCAATAGTAGTGATTGCCGACATTGTGAAATTTCCCTTGTGTGAGGTTGAAACTCTTGCTTCTCGCTTGGTCTCCAACCTTCCATTTATTCTCCACCTTTGAGCCATCTTGCTCACCAAGGAAGTAGCATCTGTAAGCATTCTGACTAACACCATCATAGGTAACATTCACCTCTTCAACCTTCAATATTCGGTTACTGCCTACTGTGGTAATGAACAATTCACCACCCAAGGTGTCCGTATGCAATATCTCCAAGGTCTCGAAGATAGCCTTCATCCTAACATTAAGGTAGTCGGTCGTCAGATGACTTCTGAAAAGCTCGTCTAAAGACCAATCGCCCCCACTTAAAGCCGAATAGTCCCCAACTTGAAGCCCTCGCAAGAACTTAATCAAGAAGTTTGCCGCATCCGTCTTATCCTTATGAAGATAGGAGTTTTCAACCCTCTTGGCTGAAAATACATTGAAGTCTGTAGGTTGAACAGTTGTGTCATAGCTCTTAATGATATAGATACTATTTCCACTACCTCCCTTATTGAGATAGCTTTGCCCATTGAAAACAAGTTCCTCAATCTGTGAGGACATCGCATTGAGCCTAGAGTAAGCTGGTTTCTCACCTACAGTATACTTTACGCTATCAAAGGGAACGTCAAGATGTAACTCATAGCCGATAATTCTAGATGCTCTAAAGCTCATATCATATCCCTTGTTGAATAGGTTCACCCTATCGCCCTCAAAATGGAATTGTCCCTTGCCGTCATTGTATGAGTAATCAGACGCAGCCGTGCAAGTATAGGTCGTAGGGTCTATCATTGACTTCTTCAAGTTCTTGATGGCATCGGTCAAGAGCTCGTTGGCGGAAGATGTCACCAAGGTATTGCCCAACTTCGTTGAGTCCCAATTGTAGAGTACAAAGGTATCTCCGTCTTTCGGATTCAGAACCGTGTCTGGCAAGAATCGTCCGTAGTCCTCGTTTGCAACAATCTCAAAGACCTGTGCCGCTGGATTTATCTGTTCCTTGCCATCCTTCAATATAGGGCTACCATTAGCATCTCTCAAAATCTCGGACTCACCATCGGGATTGAACTGACACTCGAAATCCATTCCATTCAACGAACCACTTTGGAAGATAATATGCAAGGTCTTTCCACTGAGGATGTAGGAACTTCTGAAAGCCATGTCCCCTGTCTTGTTTCCGTCTGCGTCTACGATGGTCAGTCCCTTTACTCGATAGAAAGTCCTCTTGATATAGTCGCCCTCCTCGGGTGTGCTCTCGTCCTCAACATCCTTCTCATAATAGGTAACATTAGAAGTCTTGATTAAGTTCCTTGGATAAATGTCATCATTGGTGGTAACGCCCTCTACATACTCGTCTTCGGTAAGTCCCTTGACTTGCAAGCAACCATTCTTCAACTCAAAGCCGTTATCTTCCAAGAGTTTCTTGTTCTCAGCGGAGCACTCTTCTAAAGTAGGGAGCATAAGCCTCTTCTCCACCACTCCGTTCTTTGTAACGTCAGCGGAAGAGTTCTGCTTATATCCACTAGGTAAGTTCCTAGCCGCTCCAAAGGCATATACCCTGTTGGCATAGCTTGCTTGGCTCTGCGAGCTTGACATTGAAACAATGTTTTCGCCATCCTTGAAGTCTACAACCTCATTGGTATTCTCGCAAGTACCAAAATGCACGAGGTTTCCCTCTACCCACCATTCGCACTCAAAGGTCTGTGCGATATTAGCGATAGCATCAAGAATGCTAGAATTGGAATAGGTGATTACCTTGGACTTAGTACTGTCAACGCTAGCATCCACCACGAATGTGTAATCGCTACCTTTTCCCGTGTAATTCGGGTCATAGAGATACGACTTGCTAGCCTTAGCCAAGAAATCCAAGTTATCCTTGATGATGTTTGCATGTGTAATGATATTCGAGGTAAGCGTGAATGTGCCCTCTGGAGAACCAGAGTTAGGCATATATTTCAGTCTCTTGTTCTTCCATTTCCTATAGTAAGCATCAAACTCCAACTCATAGGAATATCCAAGAGTGCCATCGTCCTTTGGCTTTACGTTATCAACCAACTCAAACCTTCCATAGTCAGTAACGATGAAATCTCCCATCTTGAAGTATATTGCACTGCCAAGCTTAAAGGATAGCTTGCAATAGTGGGACTGCATCAACTCGAAGTGCACCAACGCATCCTCCGTTACGGGAACGGAGCACCTTACGTGTACGTCTCCCTTTGTGTCGTAATACTTAACCTCTATATCCTTGTATGTCCTCATTGTAAATCCTCAAATTCCTTCATGTTAAACTTCTCCATATCATCGCTTGTGAGCGCACCCCTGTTCTTCGGGTCATACTCAACGAACTTAATGCTCTTCTTCCCGATAGCTCCTCCCTTTCCTCGGGAATAGCTAGTGGACTTCCTAGAGCAGAAGAGCCTGTAAATGTCAGACTTGGAAGACGGAACTTGTATAGTTACGAATCCATTATCCATCAGCGCATCGAAAGCCGCCAACCTCTTGTTATAGTCATTGTGGTCTCTGCCTACAATCGTAAACTCCAAGGTTACGTTCCGCTCCGCCTTCTTCGGTCGTATCAGTATGACCCTCGTTCCGTCCTCTGTGCGCACGGAGTTGGTGATGTAGTCCTTGTTGTCAGCATCCGCTTCCAAGGCATCAAGAAAACCGCTACCCATCTTGATACGATATGTAGCCCATGCGTCTTGTCCGTTTATGATAAGTTCATTCGTGTTCATGCCAACAAAGTTAAAAACAAAATGAGGAATAATATTATATTATTATCACAATGCTTTCACTTAAAATTTAAGTGCAAAAAGGGCGCAAATCCTAAAAGGAAATGCGCCCAAAAACAATAAGCATTTAAAATTATGAAGTTGTGTTTTCGTTTCCCTTTACCTTTGCAGCTAACGCTACTTTATCTTCTGCATCCTTGCGTATCTTTTCAATTTCTTCAGCAGGAGCGTCAGTTAGAGCCAGCATTTGTACAGCAGTCTCTAAAGAAAGTACGCCTTGATTATATAGTTCCGCTATTACTTTCCACTTATCCTTTTTGTCATCCTCGAAAGGTTCGGCAAAATCGAATTCGACCTCCAATTTATCCAACTTGCTTCTCATCTCAGGATATAGTTCCTTCATTACGGCTATAATCACATGCGATAATCTACCAACAAGTTCTTCATAGATTTCCATTCGGTTAGCTCGCTTGATGTAACCCAATACCAACGCTCGTTTTATGCCGACACTAGTAAGCGTACTCATAGCTTTCATCAGTTCCGGTGACATATCCGGTGTAAACGTATCAAACAATATAGACTGAGCCAAGTCTTCTTTCTCTGCCTTGCGGATTTCGGAATTCTGAGGTGGGTTGATATATTCAAACCTAGAGTTCTTGCTTGTAAGTTGTATGAGTTTACCTGGCTCGTTCCGCTTAGGGATTGATTGTATCACGTCAGCAGTTGCAGCGGCAATAGGGTCAGCAAAGTAGTTGTTAGTATCTCCTATCTTGGAATCAAGCATTTCTTCACGTTCCATTCTCGGTTCTGCTCCTTCCCATGCCTTTGGCTGACGAAAATAAATGCCATTAATTTTTCCTGTCGGATTAGGATACTTATACACTTTCCACCCAAAGCCACCACGTTCACAATGATAGTTAAAAACGGATGTCAATATATCCCAACATTCGATAGTCTTTGATTCTCGCTTTAAGGAATAGCCTACAGCAAAAGCAAGCATGTTTCCGTACTGGTCAAACAACTCTCTCATCTTATGTCCCTTTGAGCGAGCAGCAACATACACATCAACATGCATTTTTCCGTTTTTTTGCGAGAAATTAAAAACAAAACCGCTTTCGGTTTCTGCTCCGGCAAGTCGTTTACATTGACGTAGCTTGGTATTGAAGTATATATCCTTCAAGTATTTTTTATATAGTTCAAAGGCTTCATCGTCACCTTCAGTCTTCTTCCACATAACCGGATTGCCTAACAAGAAGAACAATTCTACCTCATTGATGTATCTTTGTCTTGTTCTTGCCAACTTCTCCGTCCTGTATGGCTTTTCTCCCTTTACCCATTTATCTTCACGGCTCATCACCTTATGGGTTTGTGGATTATATTCCGAAATGGCATTATCCACATCGAAATCATGTTGTTCCATCATATTTACGACAGAATCAACATCATTATCTTCCAAACGTTCGAAGATGCTTCTCTCCACACCCAATGCATTGAGCGTGAGGTTTCGAAAATATGTCTTTATCTGAATAATTGAATCTACAAACATCCTTATAACTTTTTGAAGCAAAGATAATAATAAACAGGGTTTCTACCTACCATATAGGGCAAACGCCTTTCACTTAGTTTTTAAGTGAATAAAAAAGACTATTTACTAAAGAATTTATCTTTATTTAGTAAACAATCTTTTTTATTTACACTTGACTTTTATCTATTCTTATAGATTACTTACACTAACAATCTAATAATTAGATACTTGTATTTTTATTACAAAAGTAATTATATTTGTCATTTAGTACACTCCTAAGTCTGATTTAGATGCTTTTCTTGGCTTCATCACTTTACCGAGCAATACGGCAAGAATATAATACCTAGCAGCATCTATCAAATGGTTATCATGGTCTTCGGGAACATTGATGTAATTACCATCCTTATCCTTTGACCACACATATTTACGGAACTCGCTCTGTAAATGGACTGATTGCTTAGTTGTGAAGATTTCGAATGTCTGCATCTTGTCAATACCAGCCAATATAGAGCCAGCACCCTTTTGTGCTCCATATATAACTATTCCACCAAGAGCTACCTCATCTATAAGCCTAGGGTCAGCACTATCCGCATACACAAACAAGCCATCATCCGCATAAGGGCGCAAGAATTTTATAATATCACTGGACAACATTTCCGTTCTATAGCAAAGTTCCTCTATGTATAGGCGTTTGTCTACGATGCCACACTTCACAATAGCAGTATAGTCTTTCGAATATCCCCAGTCTACTCCGATGGCTACTTTCCTTGCGTTGCTAGGGAACTTGTCAACGATGCCTACATGCTTGAATATTGCACCCTCAGATACGTCAGACCATCTACCTATCATTATATGAGCATATTTCTCCGGTTCATTCTCCTTCATCTCTAATACCTCGTTAAGGAACTCAGGTGAAAGATGCTTTATATTATCAAGATAGGTCGTATGTATATGAAGTACTCTAGGGTCTGTACTGATCTGGACGGGAACGCCATCAAAATACACCTCTTTATGTGTCTTTTCGATGAAACGCTTATATACCCAATGATTTGAATCACAAGGGTTCATAATGATTATTACTCGGTTGTGCAAGCCTTTCTGACGGATTGAAAGCATGATACGCTCAAAATCCTCCTCACTCGTCCATTCCTCAGCCTCATCAACGACAAACGTAGTCACACCATGAATAGACTTTAACTTCGCAGTCTGATTACCGCTAGCCGTATGAATACCACGGAACATGATTTCAGCTCCCGTCATTTTGTTGACTATATCCGTCTTCGTGTTCTTGAAATAATCCTGTGTGCCATCTATCTCTATTTTCTCTTTAACCTCTGGAATTACGGAAATAGCGGCACTCACCATTGTATAACGTGTATAAAGAATCTTATGTGCTATCTTTCTTTCTGCATTGTATTCAAAAGTAAGTCTTTCGATAAACTGAGAAGCAGAGAAACTTTTTCCTGACGCACGGCTTCCTGTTATAAGGTAAATGAAATGCGTCTTGTCGTTATACAACGGATAATAAACGGAATGTGTTTTTGCCATTATTCACCCTCCTCTTGTTCTTCTGCTTCTTGCTCAATCTCTCTTTCTATCCACTTATTGACGGATATACCTTTCTTAGGGTCAAAAGGAATGCCCTTTTCCTCTTCATCCTTCTTACCTCTCTGTATCTCTCTCCAAGTCATATCGTAATGGAATAGCCAAGTTGAAAGAGCTTGTACGTTAGGTGGGGTCTCCTGCTCGGTTTCTCTAGTTTCCACTACTATATCATCTGTCATAACTCCATCTACAACCATATGTCTCTTGGTGGTTGTCTTGCCCTTTACCTTGACACCTCCAAGGGCGCATTTAAGGAATCTACCACGCACGATTGCATTGATAAACTCTCTGCCACGCACGAGGGATTGAGTTATCCTTTCGCCTCTTTCCGCATTTTCGTCTTCATTCCAATTCTCGTATTTTCCGTTTTTCATTCGGTTGAAGACCTGTGGATTTAGGTCAACCCCAAACTTCAAACCAAGGGCGTAGGCAATTTCAGAATCCTTCTGACCTTGCTTTGCAAGCTGTTCTATCTCATCGTAGAAAGCATCGCCATTGTAATCAAATTTCGGTTTTGCCATTTTCTTGAATTTATTATTGTTTCGCTATATATTGGGCAGATGGGATTTATACCTTGCCTCTAATTTTGTTATACATATAGAAAGGAACGGCTAGTAAGAACATTGGTATTGCCAATATCATAGTTATAGACAAGTTCGCAATCTTCATTAATCTTTTTCCGTTTGCCTTCATAATCTTTCGATATTTATGAGTTAACCAATTGCCCTACCTTGTTTATCAAAGGGATAAAAAGACACGACACCCATATACCAAACGCTTTCTTTCTCCTTTTTCCAAGAAACAGAGAAACAAACATAAAGGGAATAATCATAAGCATTGTTATTGCCGCTATTATGTACCCTAGTAATATTCTTATAATCTTTTTCATTGCTTATTCGTTTATATTCGTTTTGCTACTTTCATAAGCATTTCTCCCTTTATTACCTTATCGGTTTCGATAAAGCCAAAGGTGCTCATAAAGCGTTCCTTGTTCTCGATGTTATCAAAGGATAGCATGACGTAAGACTCGGCTTCTAATGCCTTTTCCGCTGCCTTGGTGTTTACTTCTTTCTTCACCTGCTGCATACGTTCCTTATTCGCTTGGTATTGAGCCTCTTGCTGCTGATTGGCTATAATTTGATTTTGTTCTATCTGTCGTCTCTGCTCTTCTTGCACTTCCTTTGGTGCTTGTACTTTTCTGTTTTCGCTTTCTTGGGCAAATGGGTCTAGTAAGGAATTAAGTTCTTTACCTAACTCATCTTCGCCTTCAGTCTTTACCATTGCATCATAGCCGAACAGGGATAAGTCTTCTTCCGTTAATCCGGCATCCATATAGTTTATGTCCGGAAGTAACTCACGGACTTTCATGTCATCCCATTCTCCATGAGCATTCTCGGAATTAAGCATGAAATTCAGTTCAACTTCGGTCTTGTAATCCATATTTACAGCCTCAGCCAAAAGAGTATAATCCTTTTCGGGATAGCCCATAATCTCATCCACGATGGTTACTTTTTGGTTGCCGCCTACGATGGTCATTGTTTGCTTATTGACGGTTATACCACCAACAACGCCATATTTTCTTATGGAACGTTTCAATGTAGCTTTCTGCTGCGGTGAAATCTTCCTTGGATTATATGGTGCTATTTGCACTTCGGAGCGTTTGAACTCTTCTTGCTTGCCTGTGAAATAATCTCTTGGTTTCGTCATCTTATCAACTCATTGTTTCTTGCAAAGGTATGAATAATAATTGTTTAAGAGAAATGTTTACTTGCGTGTCTTTTCACTTTGTCTTTTAAGTGAAATAACATATCGCAGCAATATATTAATTGGCTTGCATTTTGGTTAATTTTGCACTAAAAAAGATATGGGAGACGTTGGTAATAATGGGGCATATGCTAGGCTGAGAGCACAAGCTACCTCTATGCGGAGAAAAGCCGAGTCGGTTGGTAACAAGCTACAAGCTATAGCTGAAGGTATAGCTAAGAAGTATGGAGCTAGGGTCACTCCTATCAATTACAAGAGTGTTGACTCCATTGTACGCAAGGCTAAGGGCGAGGCTAATGGTATCAAAGACATTAAGGACTCGTACAGAACAACCATCATCGCAGATAAAGGGTCAATACCGAAAATAATAAAAGACCTTAAAGGCAAATACAAGGGCTTTGAGTTCGTTAGACTCAAGGAACAGAAACTGGATACTGGCTATTCTGGAAACATCATCAATATCCGGAACAAGAAAACCGGACTTATCGGTGAGATACAAGTTAACACCGCCAAGATGATTTACGCCAAAGAGAATTACTCGATAGCCTACAAACTGTTGGGTGGGAAGACCATGCGAGAAATCTATAAAGAGACCAAGAAACCATCCGGTTGGGGACATGCATTATATGAGCAAAGTAGAACCGCCAAGAGTAACGGAGGTAAGAAGCAAAGGTCGGTATCTATGCAACAAGCTTACTATGCAACATTTCAATAATTAATATATTTAAATTTCAAGTAATAAACATTAATTTGTTTGCAAGTTTAATATATTTTTTATATCTTTGCATTGTAATAAGGAGATAAAGACTATGAACAATAAAGATAAGAACAAAATCAGCCACCTCCTTAAAAACGGAGAGTCGGTTTATGTTTACTATTGGGAGGATGACATCGTTGTCCGTTATCAATATGTAAATAAAGAACTTATGTGTTACCCTAAAGGTAAAGGACGTAAGCCAAAGGAGTTTAAGTTTAATGAAAACACCTATGCACAAGATGCTCTTGAGTTAGGTGAGCTAATAACGAAAGAAGAATATGAAAGATTCTGAAATGATAGAATTGTGCCTTGGTATCGCTTGCAAGGCGCACAAAGGACAGATTGATAAGGTTGGATTGCCTGTTATATTGCACCCTATCCATGTAGGAGAAATGGGTAATAGTACCGAAGAGATTTGTGTCGGATTTCTCCATGATACGATTGAAGATACGGATATGACCTACGACAAGCTGTTATCACTAGGTGTTAGAAAAGACATTGCCGATAGTGTATGTGTCCTAACCCACAAGAAAGGTGTTCCGTATTTTGACTACATACAATCAATCATTGATTCAAAAGATATGGTTGCAATACAAGTCAAAATCAACGACCTGGATCACAACCTATCGAGAGCTAAAAAGTACGGATTTCAAAAGCAATATGAAAAATGTACTACGGCATTGTCAATGATGGGAAGGTTCTTCCCACATGAAGAGGGACAATACTACCCATCGTTCGAATATATTCCTTAAGATGTACGCTTACGTGTTAAATTCCATCCGTATTTCTTTGCGTATTCTTTCATAACTTGATATTGCGCACCAACATTACCTCTATCATTAGCTTCCGTGACACGTTTCTGTATTTCGTTTGCTTCACGATTATAACTAGACACATCACTTGCACTAGGGACTTTTCCTCCTTTCGTAAAACTAGAACGCTTTCTGTTTAAAGCTAGCACTTTCTCGTTTATTCGATTTCGTATTCCGCTCTTTGAAAGATACTCTGTCTGTTTTTGCTGAAGGGTTCGTCTCCATTGCGAATTTTTCTTACCAAAAACATCCCATGCATCCGATTCTGAAAGTCCCCACCCTTTACTTGGTCTCTTCAAAGAATACGTATAATTCTTTGTAACTGCTCGAATCTCGGAAGCGTTATGTGCTATAGTTGTAAAAATGTCAGCTCCAGACAAAATTGTGCCAACTCTTCCAGCTATAGTATCTCCAATACCTCTATTAGGATGGTTGTGAGTAATGATGGCATCTTTGTAGTTATAGCCAAAAGGTAATTGCGTACTATGTGCCTTTCCTGTTTGGGAATGCGCTATTTCTTTTCCGTCCTTATTAAAGGCATAAATACGTTCCGTCTTTAGCTTTCTAATCTTAGCTTCAGTGTCAGACAAAGCCGCATCCAACCCACGGCTATGTCCGGCATTGATTTGCCTATCCGCTCTTTCGCCTCGTTGAGGTCTGCCTCTATATCCTCTATCTGCCATATATAAATCTCCTTTTTTATTTGCAAAGATACAAAATTTGCAAGGGAGTACCTACATATCAAAGGTTTACAACTTCACTTATCTATATTGTGCAATCATTCTTTATCTTTGTTGTATTTAACCTCAAAACCAATCATCGTTTGTTTCACAAAAACAGCCTTGCAAGCCAATAGCTTACCACTTTTGGATAATTCTTTATCCTTGTACCTAATATCATACTTGCCCATATGATAATCGTAGCAAGCATCAATACAGCTCTCTACAAGCTCCTTCTCTGCTTCGAAATATGGCATTTCCTTCTTGCTCACTTTCGCAAGCCACCCACCACCTTGTATTAGGTCGAATATTCTTGAATACCCATCACGCAAGCCATTGCAATATGCGGCATAAAACTGCACTTTCTGAAGAGGAACTTTTGTACCTTGTTCCAACAACTTGACAGCCAACGCCCTAGCCTCATCATCTTGGCTCTGCTCTAGAATCTTCATTGCATGGTTTACAACTTTTCTTTCCTGTTCCGTCATGTTATTTAGAATTTAAGTTTTTCAGAAAGCTCAATCTGCCTTCTACTTGTGTAAATGTGTCATCCAACTCATCATCACTCATAGAGGAATAGAAAGTATAACTGTATGGACGCATAGTAAATCCATCAATCAAGAAGACAGAGAACCACATAATGCGCTTTACACTACATTGTTTCAGATTAACTTCTAATGCTCCTTGCTCTACTTTTACGACAATATTATTGGTTGATTTAATGCTTAACGCCTTACCTAAAACATCATTATATACT